GGGCTTTGGGGTGGGTGGGGTGATTACACCCACACACCCATACACCTAAAAAGAAATAAGGGTATTCTGAAAGAATATACTTTATGAAATAATAGACTTTATGAAAGAACAGAGATTCTATATATAATATATATAAGAAGGAAATCTCATAACTCACTGATAATCAAATATAGTTTTTCAATTTGAGTACAAAAAAATATGCACTTTCTAGATTTTAACCTTGAAAATGCATATATTTGTGTTCTCTAAAACCAAAAACCAAAGATATGAAAAAGTACGAATCGTACCTAAACAGCCCCTTTAAAATAGAGGGTATTTCTGAAAAGCAGTATATAACCAAAGAAGATGAAAACTTATGGGAAACCCAGAATGGAGACCTATATGTAGCCAAGAAGATAAGTAAGAATAAGAGGGTGATCAACGACTCTATGGTATATACTAAGCTGTTCGTAGATGGAAGGGATACACTAATGAAGCTATCTGGATCTGCCTTAAAAATATTAATGTACGGTATGTGTAGTATAAGACCGCTTAGCAAAGTTGTCATATTTCATACTCCAGATGTTAAGGCTGTTACAGGGTTCGCCTCTGATGCTACAGTAAGAAGTGCTATATGCGAGTTGATAGAGGCTCAGGTTATAGCTCAGAAGCTAGGTTCTACGATAGAGTTCTGGATTAACCCAAACATCTTCTTCAATGGGAATAGGATAAGATTAATGCAGTCAAAATAAGGCTTAAATTTGCCTCTAAATTGGTCTGTATGAGGTATAACATTCCCGAAGAGTATAAGCCCTTCATTTCGTCTGTAAAGCGTCAATGCAAGGCATATGGTATAGAGTTAGTATTATCTCCATCTAAACAAGTTGTATTAACAGATGATTTCTTACAGGAATGTAGCGGTTATTTCTGTGATGTGGACAAGGCTATCGTAGTGGCGTGTGGTAAACCATTCAAGGATTGGTTTGAGATACTGGTGCACGAGTTCTCTCATATGGAGCAGTGGAAGTCAGATGAGAGGTGGTCTAAGTGGAATGATTCTACAGGTAAGACTTGGGATTGGCTAGCAGGAGATATTATGTTGAATAATAAACAGCTGTTGGCTATTTTGGATGATATGGTGGAGATGGAGAGAGATTGTGAAATGAGGGCTGTAGAAAAGATTAGGAAGTGGGATTTGCCTATACCTATAGCTCCTTATATACAGAAGGCTAACACTTACCTATATAGTTACCATATGCTTCCTCAGATAAAGCGTTTTCCTACAGGCATCTATTCTGATATGGTGCTTGCTAAGATGGCTCCTAAGAAATTCAGGAAGTCTTATAGAAATGTACCTAAAGATATGCAAGAACACATACTGAAATATTATTCTAAGAAATAGTTACTTTTGTGTCTATGGCAAAACAATCTACTAACAGCAATAAACAAAACTTTGGGAAAAGGAAGTGTGGCTCTGCAAAGAAGTCATACAACAAGCACAGTCCCAAACCAAAGGCATATAGGGGGCAAGGTCGATGAATCCAATTTTAAATAACTTACCACAGATTATAGCCTTTATGGCTAATAGAGCTGCTAAGAATAAAGCTGCTGCAAGAGCTGCTGATATCAATAGATTTGACCCTAATGTAAACAAAACAAAGAGAGTTCAGTTTGGTAAACCTGCTGAAGGTGGAGATCCAGATATGTTAGCGTTAGAAGGTAAGATATCTGACCAGATGAATGCGTATCAACAATTGTCTAATGCTAAATTAGATACATTGTCTACGATGAATAAGAGATATGATTTAAATGCCAATCCGTTTACTGTGCTGTCTAAGGGTAAACTAGCTGGTGTTAAAATACCTACAGAACTAGTGAATGATGTTATAGCTTCTGCTAAGAAAACAAAGAAACTTCCTCCAATGGATTTAATGACGAATATCGCTCAAGAATCTACTGTGGCTCAAGAGCAGTCTAAGTCAGGAGGATTTACAAGACAACCCACTCAACAACAAATGACTTCTGGATGGGATGTGGCTGATGAATATATGCCTAAAGATGTATACAGATATTTAGCAGATAAGGGTGTTAAGGGTATATCATCTGATAAGAAGAGTGGTGATTTTTATGTGAGTGATCCAAAGCTAGCATTAAAGTCATTAGAAGGCAAAGAGAATATATTAGCTGAATATAAAGACTATATCAAAAATAAAACAAAAGGGCTTCCAAAGAATTCAACTGTATTAGACTTAGCTGCGGCTTTCTTGTCTAAGAGAGGAGTAGCTGGATACAATCCGGGGTCTAAAACATATCCAGCAGAAGTAGCTGCTACAAGAGCATTATTAATGGCTGATCCTAAATTAAGAAAAGCATTACAATAGGTGTATGAGTACAGCACAAAAAACAAAACCAGCATTATGGAAGACCATTGTATCTAGAGTAAAGTCTGGAAGCAAGGGTGGTAATTCTGGTCAGTGGAGTGCTCGTAAAGCTCAGTTAGCTGTAGCAATGTATAAGAAGGCTGGTGGTGGATATAGAGGAGCTAAATCATCAAGCAACTCTTTATCTAAATGGACTAAACAAAAGTGGACTACATCTTCAGGTAAACCATCTGAAGGTAAAAGAAGATATTTACCAGCAGCAGCTTGGAAGGCGTTGAGTCCAGCTCAAAGAGCAGCAACAAATAGAGCAAAGGCAAAAGGTAGCAGTCAAGGAAAACAATTTGTTAAACAGCCATCTGGCATAGCTAAGATTGCTAAAAAATATAGATAATGATAGAGTATCGTGGTGAAAAGTTTGCAGGCTATAATAAGCCAAAAAATGCATCAGATGGTGTTCATAAGAAAGTAGTATTAGCAAAGGAAGGAGACAAAGTGCGCATCGTAAGATTTGGTGCTAAAGGTTATTCTTCTAACTATAGTCCTGAAGCTAGACAACAATATCGTAAGCGTCACGCTAAAGAAGCTAACTCATCTAAGTTAACTGCTGGATGGTGGGCGTATCATCATCTATGGTCTAAGAGTTCTCAAGTATATCGTTCAGGTAAAAGTTCAGGCAAGGGAGGGCGATTCAAATAGCGGATACGGATAAAGATATATACGTATATTTGCGTATACATTTAACCAATGAAAGCATTATACAACAAGATTAAGCCTGTGGGTAGGCGTGTTATTGTCTTAGTAGACCCACAAGAAAAAAGAGAACACGCTTTAAATTTAGGAGAAGGTAAGACACTCACATTAGAAGTTTCTATTGACTATTCTTGGGATGGTAGAGTAACTGGATTTACTCAGGGAACTTTACTAACAGATTACAAGAATCTTACCGCTGGTACAAAAGTCTTAATTCATCACAATAGTACAGGAGAGGAGAATGAGGTAGATTACCCAGATACACCTACTGGCAAAAAGATATTTGCAGTAGATGAGAACTTCCTATACTTTGGAGTAGATGAAGATGATGTCATCTGTGTAGATGGATATATGTTAGCAGAAAGGCTGTATGAAGAAGAGCCTGTGTCTCCAGCTGGAATTATCCTAGTGAGTGAACCAAAGCAAATCCCAAACAAATTAAAGATATTAGGAAAGCCACAATCTATTACAGATTTCGAGGTGGGAGATATAGCTGTTGTATACAAATACTCAGACTATGAAATGACGCACGTAGTGAATGGTCAGCATAAGAAGCTAATTAGATTGAAGTATTCAGATTGTTTAGCTAAAGAGATATTATGACAGATAAAGAGAAATTAGCACTATATGAGCAAGATGGCATTGTTGGTGCGTATTATGCGCTTAATAGGAAGCTCAATGAGATTACGACACTATTAAACAATAGTAACCTATCTAAACTAGACTTAGCCGATAAGGATGATGGAACTATGGAGAGGGTTATGAAGTTCTTCAATAGCGTTGGAGATATCAATGATGTTATGAAGAAGTTAAAGATAGATAATTCTCTATCAGGAGATGAGTCAAAAGATAAGTCAAGAAGAAAACCTTTAATAGAGGAATTGCTGTAGTATGCGTAAAAGAAGCGAAGGGATTGCCTATATAACCAAAGACGCTACTAAGGAAGAGATATATGAAGCGTACATTAAAACTCAAAAGGAATTAAAGAGGGTAAGGCATACTAATTCAAAGCATAAGGAAGACAGGGCTAAACTTAGAAAGCATAAGAACGAGGTATATAATAAACTGAAGTATAAGCTGTATAAAGCTAATAGAAAGATTTATATCAAGGAAAAGCACATCGCTAGACTTCAATGGTTCATTAATAGGGCAAAGGCTCAGGCAAAGAGAGAAGGATTTGAGAAGGGTAAGGGCAAGGTAAGGGTAAGAGAATATTCTGTTATCAAGATGTACGAATTCTTACTTCAGGTAGATAATGTAACAACCATACTTGAGCTGGATTTAGGTAGATGTGCATTCATATTATGGGCTGGTAGATACACCTTCTTTACGCGCAAGGATTATGTTGCAGATAATCCTAATTCTAAATACAGCTTCTATAAATTATCCACTTATTTTAGAAAGCGTAATTTTGTAGTAGCAGTCAATACCGATAACAAGATAAAGCAATTTGCATTAACCGCTACTGGTTTAGATCTGTTCAATAAGATAGATAAATTCACAAAACGACAATTCAATATAACAAATGAGTAGAATAGAAGAGATATACGGAATCAAATACAAGATACCAGATGAACCCAATAAGAAAGATATTGATGGGTATAATCTTCCTAAGAAAGAACAGAAGTTTAGAGAGATAACTATACCGGATTATTTTGATGACCTAGAGTTTGATGACGAAGGGAATGCCATCTATTCTGAAGAACAAACTGCATTTGTTATCAAGGAATGGAAGAAGATAAATAATGGATATTGGTTTTATAATAATGGAACGCCTACTTACATTACAGGACTGCATTATTTTTATATAAATTACTGGACACTAGAGGATGGTAATAGACCAGACTATAGAGATGTAGATAGAAGGTATTTCTATTTCCAACAACATACAGAGTCATTACCATTCTGTTTTGGGATTGTTCGTATCAAGAAGCGTCGTGAGGGTGCTACCTCTCAGGCTACTGCTTATCTAGTATGGAAATCTATTACACAAAGAAAGTCTTTCTGTGGTATCGTATCTAAGACAGGTAAGGATGCCTCAGATGCGTTTGTGTATATGGTAATGAACGGATATCGTAATCTACCTATATTCCTTAAGCCTAGAGCAGAGGATGAAGAGACTAAGACTGAATTGGTATTCAAGAAGAAGAAGGATAAGAAGAAAAATAAGGGCAGGGAGAAGGGTAAAATATTCGATGATGATATTGGATTAGAATCCAAGATAAGCTATAAGAATACAGCACTGAACTCATACGACTCTGGTAGAGTTACCGCCCTTCTTATGGATGAGGCTGGTAAATACCCAAAAGAAGTTCCTGTGAATCAGTATTGGCCAATCGTTAAAAAGACGCTTGGAAGAGGTGCTATTAAGGTTGGATTCTGTTTAATACCTTCTACAGCCAACGATGCCAAGTCTGGTGGTGAGCCATACAAGGAGCTATTTGATGGCAGCAATCAGTTTGAGACTCAAATCACCGCTACTGGGTTGTACAGATACTTCTGTCCAGCATATGATGGATATGAAGGTTTTATAGACGAATATGGTATGTCTATTGTAGATACGCCTACTCAAGAACAAAAAGATTTCATTTTAAATAAATGGGGTATTTCCATAGAGCACGGAAGTAAGGAATACTTGCTTAACCAAAGAAAGATTATCACAGATAAGAAAGCGTTATCAGAGGAGGTTCGTATGAATCCGTTTACGGAAGACGAAGCCTTTATGATTGATGCTAAGAAGTGTTATTTCAATGCCGATAAAATATACAACCAGATAGACTTCTTAAAGGAAGAAAGAGTTCCTATGAGAAGGGTTAGATTCTTCTGGAAAGATACAAAGACTGTTGATTGGGCAGATGACCCTAACGGGTCTTGGCTGATTCACAAGTTCCCACCAAAAGACCTTCAGAATCATTCTGTAGAGATTAATGGAATCAGAACTCCAGCAAATACCGATAGGTACTCCAATGGCATTGACCCATTCAGATCCTCTATTATTAATGGCAAGGGCTCTATGGGAGCTTGTTATATATTTGAAAAATTAGATATGAAAGACCCTGCTAATACAGGATTACCTATAGCAGAATATCTAGACAGACCTAGATTAAAGAGTCTATTTCACGAGGAGATGTTAAAGGCAGCTGTATTTTATGGATACAAGGCTTGTTACGAGAATGATGTCGGTGATGACTTCGTGGACTACTTTGCTAACAAAGGATATAGAAGTTACCTGATGAAGACTCCAGAGTCTGCTATTGATAAATTCAAAAGAAGGTCTGGGCCTTCAAAGTATGGAGTAGCTTCTGCAGATGCGTTTGCTTTGGCAAGACAGCTAGATACTGGAATCAACTATGTGGAGAGTCATTGTGAGAAAATATATTTCCCAGACTTATTGGAAGAGTTGTTAGTGTACGACCACGAGAATAGAACGCCATTCGATAGAACGGTGGCGTTTATGATTAGTCTACTTTCTGGCGTATCTTTGGAGAGTAACAAACAAGAAGTTAAACTGGCAACATTGCCACTTAAAACCTACAAGATAGATGTGTAATCTAATTTTGTACTTTTGCTATACTTATGAGTGATAACAACGCAACAACTAAAGAGATTTTAAACTTTCACCTTGGCAACTCCAAGTTGAAAAGAGATACTGCTGAAGGCTTAAAGATATCTAAATTCTTACAAAAAGCTTACAACAGCGGTTACTTCAATAGAAGAAATAGAAAGTTTGAAAAGAACAGAAAGTTTTCTAGAGGTAAACAGCCTATGGCTGAATTCTTAGATTTATTGAATGTGGATGGTAAAGAAGCATTCGTAAACCTAGATATGAAAGCTCCTGCGATTGCTCCTAAGTTTATGCAGGTTATCATAGGTGGATTTATGAAGCGTGATGAGAAGGTTAGAGCAACTGCTGTAGACCCAGTTTCTGTAGATAGAAAGAAATATGATAAGGATGAGGCTGAGTTTAGAATGAACTTCGGAGAAGAGGTAAGAGGTATAGAAGAACAATCTGGCGTTAAATTAATGTCAGAAGGTCAGTTCACTCCAGAAGACTACGAAGAGTTAGAATTGTACTTTGGATTAGAATACCAATTAGCTGAAGAGATTTTATTTGAAAAAGGATGCGAATATGTATTCTATGAAAATGGATGGAATGTTATCAAAAGAAAGCTGTTAGAAGATATTAGTGAGACTGGTATCGGTGCTACTAAAGTAAGCGTTGGTAATAATGGTAAGATACACGTTAGAAGAGTTGTTCCAGAGAATAGCTTCTATGGATTCTCTACATATGATGATTTTAGAGATGTATCATTCATCGGAGAAGTTATCTCTATGAAGCTGGTAGATATTAGAAATCAATATCCTAATATGTCAGAGGAGGAGATTTGGAAGTTAGCTCAAAGAGCAAAGCAATATACACAGACTGTAAAATGGGATGACAGATTCAGATATGCTATAGATAGACCTTACGATGATTGGACTGTTGATGTATTAGATTATGAGATTAAGACAATTGATAATGTCTTATATCAAGCTAAGACTAACAAGTATGGTAATCTTACAGCTGTTGACAGAAAGGACAAGGTTCCTCAAAAATTAGGAGAGAACAAACAATTGATTACTAAGGATATGTTTGTTATCTATCGTGGAGTTTATGTTTTAAATAGCGACACGATGTTAGAGTGGGGTATTGCTAAGAATATGATTAAGCCATCTACTGTTAAGGAAATGGCTGATGCATTCTTCAGTTATAGCATCTATATGCCAGAGAATTTGGATTTAGAGAATATGGCTATTCCAGAAAGAATGGAGACGTCTATTCGTCAAATGACTTTAGCTCACTTAAAGATACAGCAATTGGTAGCTAAACTAAGACCTTCTGGATTGATTATCGATATTGATTCATTATCAGATATTAACATAGGTCAAGGTAAAGCTTTAAATCCTCTTGAATTACAAAGAGTGTACGACCAAACTGGTAATATCTACTATAAGAGAAGAACGGAAGATGGAGACCAAATGAATGGATTGCCTATTCAAGAAGCTCCTAACGCTGGAAGCGTAAGTCAGATTCAAGAATTGATTTCTGTTTACAATCACTATTTAGATAGATTAAGAGACGAGATTGGCGTAAACGAATATAGAGAAGGTGCCGCAATTAATCCTAAGACCGGATTAGGTGTTCAACAATCTCAAATTCAAGCGTCTAATAATGCTACTGACTTTATTTACGATGCTTACTTAAACATATACCAACAAACATCATTTAAGATTGCGTTGTTATTATACGATTCTGTATTATACGGAGGCAAGCAGTACGAAAACTACTTAAGCCCAGATAAGGTTAAGGGTAAGGTATTTGATGTTAAGATAGAAGTAATGCCTGATATATCAGAAAGACAATTTGTGGAGTCTATGATTCAAACAGCATTGTCTGCTGGTATGATTGAATTTGAAGATGCATTTAGAGTTAGAAGTATTAAGAATACTAAGCTAGCTGAGATGTATCTTACAAAGGCTAAAAAGAATAAGCAAAAGCAAAAGATGGAAGAGGCTAAGCAGAATTCAGAAATGAATGCTCAAGCTCAACAACAATCAGCTATGGTAGCAGAGCAAGCTAGACAACAAACTGTTCAGGCAGAAACTCAAGGTAAGTTAGCTGTTACTACTACTGAGATGAAGATGAAGCAAGAATTATCTCAACAAGAATTTATTCAAAATATTTTATTGAAGTCTTACGAAACAGGCAAGCCTTTAACAGAACCATTGCAAGCATTGGTAGACGAGTTCTTTACCAAGAAACAACAAGAGCAAATGGCGATGCAACAACAAGCAATGCAAGAGCAACAAATGGCAGAAGCTCAAGCAGCTGAAGGTCAGCAATAAATGAATGATATTATATCTATATTTGCATAATAAAATAAACCAATATGGCAGAAGAGACAAGCAACCCTTTTGACGTGTCTAGTTATACTACCACGCCAAATGAACCAACACCAGTTGACGAAACAAAAGACCCTGTAGACCCTACGCCAACCGATCCAGCACCTGCTGATCCAGCGGACGGAAATCCACCAGCACAAGATCCAGCACCTGCTGATCCAGCGCCAGTAGATACGAATACAGGAACACAAGCAGACCCAGCTCCAGCTGCAAAAACAGATGAAGCTGATGATGCAAACCCAGCTGATCCTACACCTATTCAATTTGAGTGGGCAAACGATACAGCAAAGAACATATATGAAAGTCTGGTTTCTGGAAACATTTCAGAAATAGCAGATATGATGTATGAACAAAAAGTTCTTTCTGAGTTAGACACGATGGATGAGTCTGATATTTTAAAGTTAAAATTAGCTTACGAATATCCAGATTTAACTCCACAAGAAATCGAGGAAGAATTTGCTTCTAAGTATTCAATCGATAAAGACTTTGATGAGTCTTTAATGACTGATGAAGAGATTGCTGCTAAACGCAGACAAATCGAGAAGCAAGAAAAGGCCATTGCAAGAGAGTTGAAGAAAGATGTGAGAGATGCGAAAGAGTTCTTGCAAGGTATGAGACAGGACATTGATTTTCCAGATATTCTGAGTCAGTTTCAACAGCAAACACAGCCAAATGTGAATCCTGAAGAAATTGTAAATCAGTTTTTAACTGCAAAACAAGCAGAAGAGGAAGAAGCACTGAAACAAGCTAGACAGGTATTTGAACAAAGTATCGAAACTGGCTTGAAGGATTTTGAAGGTTTTAAAGTCAATTACAAGGACGAGGATGTCCAATTTGACGGAGCTTTTAATCTTACACAAGAAGACAAAGCACAACTTCAAGAAACAATGAAGGCATTTGACCTCGAGTCTTTTTATGGTAACAGATACTACAAGGATGGTAAGTATGATACCAAGCAATTAGCGGAAGACATCTACTTGTTGCAAAACAGAGAAAAGGTTGTTAATGCAATGGTAACACAGGCTGTTAGCAAAGCAAAGGCAGACTTTTTGAAGGGTATTAAAAACATTGATTATAGCAACACTCCAAGATCAGCAGCGGCAGCGGATGCAAGCGACTTTGATAAGATGGTGGATGTAATGTTTAGATCATAATTAATTTTAAAAAATAAAATAAGAAAAAAATGGCAACTCCATTACAACCGGGTTCAGTACAACCTACTAGTGGTCAGGTTACACGTCAGTTCGTTTCTGACTTGTCAATCTTAAAACCTCAGTACTATGATAAATTTATTGAGAAATATGGTTCTCAGAACTATACTCAATTATTGGAAGCTTTAGGTATGAAAGCTACAGTTCCTTCTCGTGAATTCTTCCACTTCGAGACTCGTGGTAAATTGCATTCTGCAGTACAATTAAACGGTGGTGCTTTAGCTTCTGTAGCTCCAGGCGCTGCTGTAGATGTAGAAATTTCTTCTGCTTTCGTAAATGGTGGTAAGTCTCCATTACGCGTAGGTGAAGTTGTTGAGAACGCTGCAACTGGTGCTCAGTACAAGATTACAGCTGTTGCTTCTGCTACAGTATGTACAATCAAGCCTTTAAGTTCTACTATCGATGCTAATGATGACTTAGGTGCAAACTCTACAGCTCATTTGTTATTCCGTGGTATTACAGAAGCTGGTGAAGCATCTAGCAAGTTCAGTTCTTTAACAGGTTTAACTGAGAAGAAGACTTTCTACACAACTGAAATCCGTGAAGATTTCTCTATCACAGATAGAGCTAAGATCGAAGAATTATACTTCGAAGTTAACGGACAAGCTTACTACACTTACAAAGGTTTAGATGAAGCTGTTCGTAGATTTATGAACAACAAGGAGTTCAAGTTAATGTTCGGTAAGCCTACAGATAACATTTCTGGAACAGTTGGTACAACTGGTTTAATTCCTCAAGTTGAAGCTGGTGGTCAAACTTACCAATGGAATGCAAGTTCTAGCGGTTTCACTATCGAAGATTTCCACGCTTTAGCTCGTTTAGCTGACTTTAACGGTGGTTCTAGCGAATACCATTTCTTGATGGATTCTTACTTAAGAACTGTTGTTGATGACGCTATCTTCAGCAAATACACAGCTGGTGCTATCCAATGGGCTGCTGTAGGTGGTTCTCAAGAAGTTGCTATTAAGTATGGTTTTGATTCTATCAAGATCGACGGTACAACTTTCCACTTGAAGAAATATTTACCATTCAATGCTGAAGCTGTATACGGTGTTGCTCCAACAACTGAGTACTACAAGAACAGCGGTATCTTAATTCCTGTTAAGGAAGGTAGAGATGCTCAGACTGGTGATAAAATCCCTTCTTTACGTATCGTTTCTAACGAAGTAGAGCCGGGCAAGGACATCAAGGTTTGGGAAACTGGTGCATTAGCTAAAGTTCCTACATCTGATAAGATGGAATTAAATGTACATCATATGGCATACTGCGGTATCCAATTGTTTGGTGCTAATCAGTACATAAACATCAAGCCTTAATATTTAATATTACAGGATAAAAGAAGCCCTAGGTGAAAGCCTAGGGTTTTTCTTTTTTATGTATATTTGTAACACATATAAAATAACCATTATGGCAAAAGCAATCAAAAAGCAAACTATTGATGACAATGGCAACATTGTTGAAGTAGATGTAGCACCTCAAAACGAAATTTCAGAAGTAGCTGATATTAAAGCTACCCCAATTAAGAAGCAGGCTAAAAAACCTGATTTCTATGTATTCCAATTAGTTAGAACTGTTTATCAAAACTCTCCAGATAAGTTACCTTATCCAGAAAACTGGTTGGTAAAGAATAGAGATATCATCTATGATGAAGAGACTAACACAGAAAGAAACATTAGATACCTAGAAGGAGTTAGCACTATTTACGAAGACGAGCAAGAGCATTTGTCTGAGCAAAAGCAAAATGCTAGACCTGATATTAGATTCGTAAACGGATACTTAAGAGTTCCTTCAAATAAGCCTTCTTTATTGCAATTCTTAATGAAGAGCAATATGAATGCTTCTAACAAGAATCGTATGGCAGGCACACAGCCTCTATACAAGATGTTAGACTTCCAAGCTGAAGAGACTAAGAATATGGAAAAGGCAGAGGTTCGTATGGATGCTATGCGTATTGCTATGGATGCTCCATTGGATATGATGATTCCTCACGCTAAGTACCTTGGCATTGCATTCGTTAATAGACAGAATGTAGAAAGAGGAGAGAAGGCTATTAGATTTGACTATTTAAATATTGCGGATAAGAACCCTGATATGTTCATCAAAACATATAACAATCCATTAGTAAAGATTCAGTACATTGTACAAAAGGCAATGAACGCTGGATTGGTTGATACTAGCAGTATTAAGGGTCAAGCTATTTGGGGAGACAGTAAATCATTTATTGTTCAGATTCCAGACGGAAAGCAGTCATTACAGTTCTTAGCGGAGTTCTGTTTGACAGCTCAAGGTAAGGAGTTCTATTCTCAGATTAAGCACATTGTAAACGACTAAAGACGCTTTGTGTTATATGGTTTATTGGTTAAAGGGCCTGCGTTTCTACGCGGGCTTTTTTGTTTATATTTGCAATATGAATATCGATGAAATATACAAGCTAGTTTCGTATATGGTGGATAAGTATCAGGGAACTTACTTATCACCAGACGATTTCAATATGTCAATCAATGCTGCTCAAAAGCAGTATATGAATTTCCTTACAGGAGAGACTGCTGAATTTACTCAAAGCAGAACACCTAGAAGACAGAGTGGTATTAAAGATGATGTTACTACAGGAGGTTCTTTGTCTGCTTTTATTAAAGAAGCTACATTGACCATTACAACTCAGATAGCTCCTCAGCCTAATGATTTCTACAAAATATCGGCAATGAGAACTACTGATGACGATTATTTCATTAGAAGAATTGGAGCTGATAAGGTATTTGCATATGTAAATAACCCTATTGATCCAGCTACAACAACTTCTCCATTCTATACTGAATTAGGGAATACTTTTAAATTCTGGCCTAGTAACTTAGCAACAGCTAAGATTGTTTATTTCAAAAAGCCAGCAGATGCTAAATGGGCTTATACAGGAAACTTGGTTTACGACCCAGCTAATAGCGTTCAATTAGAATGGCCAGAGAATGACCACATAGATATTATCTATAGAACATTAGGTATTATAGGCGTGAATTTGAAAGATGCAGATTTGCTAAGAGTAGCACAAACAGTTAAAAACGATGGTCAATAATGACTAGAAGAGTATTAATAGAACAGATTAGGCGTATCTTCTACGGAGGAGTAGCTAACGATGACGCTTCTTTGTCTGAAGCGGAAGTAAATATCTATATCAATGAAGCATTGGCTTATATGGCAAAGGTGAACTACACTGACGCTATTAAGCTAGATGGTATAGAGACAGTAAATGATGTATTCTATATGACATTCAAGGGATTGACTGTTGCTAGAGATTCTGATACTGGATATTACTATGCAACACTTCCTCAAGTTCCAGTTGGATTAGCTAGAGGATATGGTATATCTACTGTAACATTCCCTACAAGTACAGGGTTGGCTAAATCTCCAATTCCTATCTCTGTTAGAGAATTAGACTATATGGATCAATTGAAACAGCCACCTAGTAAAATATACTACTGGCCAGAGGGGAAGAAATTATGGTTCAAGAGTTATGCGAATCTTACAGGCAAGAATGCTATCGTAAGAATGGTAAGTACAGAGAGTGCTGCATTGGATGATGAATTAAATGTACCTCAAGAGTATATTACAGACATCATTACACTTGTGTTAAATCAATTAAAAATTAGAAAAGCAACACCTGAAGATCGTGCGAACGATGGCGTTGATTTAGCTTAATAATTATACTATAAGATATGAGTAAGGATACAAGCAAATATATAGGTTTATCAGAAGTTATCTATCAGTATATAGACCAAGCAAAGCTGTCTAATGCTGAATATAGAAGACTTTGGACTATTGGCGTAAGAGGTGTAGAAGAGTTAGGTATGGATGTTTATAACACCAAGAAGACTGTCAAATTACCTGTTAACGCAAACAAGACAGTATCATTACCACTAGACTATGTTGCATTTTCTAAGGCTGGCGTATTTAATGAAAAAGGAGAAGTTGCTACACTTAGAAGAAATGTCGCACTTAGTTCATACAAGATATTGCAATCAGACAGAACATCTAGCAATACAGATAATACAACTGGAAGCACTTATAGATTACAGGACTTAGCTTTTGTAAACTACTTTGATGGAGCTAGATATGTAAATATATTTGGAGCTGGTGCTGTTTTAAATAGTCCGGGCGAATTTGATATTTCAGAAGAAGATGGATTATTGTATTTACAGAATGATTACTCATATGACTATGTTGTATTAGAATATATGTCATCTCCTGCTGATGATGTAGACTACAAAATCCCCGTACAAATTAAGGAAGCTGTTTTAGCTTGGATAGCTTGGAAAGATATAGAGCATTTGCCTCTTGGAAGAAGAGCTAGTCTTGGAGACAAACAGATGCGTAGAAAAGAATATTATAACCAAAAGAGATTGGCTAATCTTAGAGAGAATCCTATTATGTTATGGGATGCTAATGAGATTATCAGAATGGGTCAGAAATTAGTGGCTAAATCATAAAATGAAGACTGAAAGAAAGACTATAAGCGGCATTATGAACCTTGATGACCCTAAAGACACTTTCCCTAGTACTCATCACAGAGAAGCTAGAAATGGGGTATTTAGAGGCAATGGAAGCCTTATTAAGTTTCAGTCAATCAAAGGCAACACTAAAATAACTAACAGCAATTTAAAAACCATAGATAGACCATAATATGGGAGCAGAAAGAAAGACATTGCAGGGTATAATGAATCTGGATGACTCTAACGATGTATTTCCTAATTCGCACCATAAAGAGGCTAGAAATGGCGTATTTAAGGGCAATAGCCCTGAGATGCATTTTACTGCAATCAGAGGTAATCAAAAGATATCAAACAGCTCTCTTGTAGTTAGTAACTGTAGATTAGAGGGTTCTGCAACATATATACCAAACTGTAATTTAGCGGGAACTTCATTCTTGTATGCAGCCTGTGGATTAGCAGGAACAGCCGCTTATATTCCTCAATGTACATTAGCTGGAACATCTGTTCTTAGATTATGCTCTTTAGCTGGTGGAGCTTCACTAATTGGAAATAATACTCCTAACTGGGTAAATCAAGGATATACCACTTGTGTATCTCCTTGTAATACATTCCAAGTTCAAATGGATACAAATCCATTCTCTCCTGAGTATCAGAAGTTTAGAGCAGGTTCTCCAACAGAAGGATACACTTATTATGGATATGTATCTCCAACTCCGGGAAGCTGTAACTATACAGAAAACTGGCAAAATACTGGTGCTACAAGATGTAATAACTGTGTAAGCCAAATAGAACAAAGAGATATTAATCCTTGTTCTCCTAGCTACAATAACCTGAGATGGATTAATGGAGGCTCTGCTTGTAATTACAACCAAACTTGGACTGTACTATTCGGTCAGTATCAATGTTCTGGATGTGATAAATATTATGTAGAACAACAGACTAATCCTTGTGCTTCTCAATATTTAGCGACAAGACAAGGTGGGTTGGCTCAATCTAATTCTACCGATTGTGGAGGATGTTGCGGTCAATCAACAGCTGCTGTGTACAGCATTAACGATGGCACATTGTATGTATGTTCTAATGGAACTGTAAATACATATGCTGTTCTTAGAAACTCTAACCCTTGCTTCGGTGGAAATCAGTGGTACACTTCTGTTGGAGGTGGAACTACTTATTCTTCCAACCCTAGTAATACAGCTCCTGATACAACACAGAACTGGCAGCCAAATGGCGCTAACTATTGTTCTGGAACGACATTGTATCAGCCTCAAATTCAAATCAACCCTTGCGCTGTAAATTACAATGGCGTAAGAGATTATCCTATAGAATATAATTCAAACACTTGTTCTGAAGTATATGTATTGAGTGATTGTATGAGTGGTGGAACAGGATTCTCTATAGTGTACACTAAGGGTTCATTCTCTGTAGGACAAAGAGTTACAGCAAGTGGCGCTACATTCGTTATCACAGCAGTAACATCAACTGGAAACGCTGGCTCTTACGCATTGACTAGTACAGGTCAAACTGGATGTCCAGAATTTACTCAATTCTATGACAACTGTACAGGAGCTATTTACTATATGGCAGGAACAGGAACTGGTGGTGGAAAAGGATATTCTTCTGATACTGGAACTTGTTTAACTGTTACAGGTACTACATCTTCTCCTAGTGGAACTCAGATTTACAATTGGTATCCAGATTCAGGTTGCGAGTGCGTATAATCAACAAGCATAAAATCGTATCTTTGAACGACTTAAAATAGATTAATTATGGCTCAAATTGTAGATGTTACACTTTCGACAAAAGGCGCAGATACAGCTAACTTTATTGTTACACCTGTGGATAATGCTGGAGCAGATATCTCTGCTAGCGGATGGCCTAAAACAGGTCAATCTTTCACTCAGGGAGTAGCTGTTAGGTATTCTGATGTTCCAGATAGTGCTTTTCAAATTAAAGTACAATCAACTGGAACTTGCGTATCGTCTGTAACAATGCGTTTCAAAAGCTAATTAAAACTTAATAAATGGCTTCTACCAATCAATGTATAGGTTCTCATTATGATGAATTAAAGCATAGGGTATTCTTCTTTAACTACAACTCTGCTGGATATAGCGGTATATATGTATATGATGTTAAATTAAATACAATTACTCCGTTATTGATATCTTTTGTAGACAGCGCGGAAGACCTATTTGGGTTTGACCCCAAATATCCTATTGCGTCTGTGAATATATTATATAGAACAGAGGCTGATGGGGATATTTTACATTGGACAGATAGGTTGAATAGACCTATGAAATTGAATATCAAGGATGCTTTAGATAAGCTGTACGGAACAGCTTGGAAGAAAGAATATTTGACTGTTGCTAGAAAGATGCCTTTGGTTGCACCTATCTCTACTTATCAAAATGCTATCGCTCCTAACGGAACCCCTATCAATGTAAACAACTTAAAAAATAAGCTGTTTCAATTTAGTTATAGATGGGTATATAATGATAATACAAAGTCTTGTTGGAGTCCTTGGGGTAAGATGTCTGCGCCTTATAGTACAGATGATTTAGCCATAGAATCAGATCCAACTAAGAACAACGCTATAGACTCTATTATAGAGACAGGTCCAGCTGATGCAGTAAAAATAGAGATATCAGTAAGAGAAGCCGTTTCTAGTGTATTTTCTGATAGAGCTATCGTAACTACTCTTACAAAGTCTACATTAGGCATTGCGAATGAATCAACCTATACATTTAGATTCTTGAATGATGGTGCATATCCTTTAGCGGATAGTACAGATTCTGTTCAATTATTTGACTATGTTCCTAAGAAAGCAAATGCACAAGAATTATTGAATGGTAATGTAATTGTTTATGGCGGTATTACAGAGGGTAATACTCCTGTAAGCACAACAGATATTATAGCTTCAGTTGCATCTGTAGTTGCAGGTGGTGCAGGAAATGAAATTCCTATGACCATCTCTGCTTTTGCTTCTGGAAGAAAATATTCATATGTATTCTACGGAACACCAGTAGTAGGAGATTATGTTAAAGTTGTTTTAACAATTACACCAGATTCTGGCCCTGTAACTTATAGATATTACGACCATACAGTAATCACTGGAGATACTTTAGCATCTATTATAGATGACTTACAAGCTCAAGCTATTGCTGATGGATATACAGCTATTGATATTACTTCTGGTGGAAATCCCGGAGTTACATTTGGAAGCACTGTTGGCACAGATGTAGTTACAGGAGTGTACCAAATTGTATACGCTTCATCAACCATCCCAACAGAAATTAATAGTGCTGTTTACAAGCATAGCTCTAAGTATCAGTTTGGTATTGCTTATTTTGATGAATATGGTGTAACAAATGGCGTTATAACAAATGAAGGTTTAAAAATATTGATGCCAGAGGCTCAGTGTACTAATGTTGGTAATAAGCCATTAAGCGTACCAGAGGTTACAATTAAAATAAATCATACTCCTCCAACTTGGGCAAAATACTATTCTTTCGTAAGAACGAATAATACTACAGTAGGAGAGTTTAAGATGATGACTACCTTGAATACTTACAAGGATACGAATTACGGATATTTAAATATTACTCCTTATAATACTAATACAGCTGGATATCCAATATACACTTTTAGTAAAGGGGATAGAGTTAGAATATACGGATTAAGAAACAGCGCTATAGTAACAGTGAAGGATTACGCTATCTTAGATATGCTTCCTACATTATTAAATACTACTGGTTCTTATTTAAAATTAGCATATGATTCAACATTTATGTCTGGATGGGAATCAGCTGGAGCTGTTGTAGCTAATGAGTATTTCATAGAGGTATACACTCCTGCAGTTGGCTCTACAGACCCTAACTTACAAGTATTCTATGAATTTGGAGAGACATATAAAATTATTACGGATATTAATGGTCAGAGGGTTCACCAAGGTCAACTTTTATCTCAGGTATCTGGAACAAACTCTAGTATACTTGTTCCTTCTGCTTTAACAGCTACACTATTAGTGGAAGCCGGTAATATTAATTTAGGTAAGTATAAGTACAGAGTAGAGTTCGTTACACCTAGCGGAGTATCTACTCCTAGTAATGAATCTAATACGATAACTACTGTTACAGGTTCTACTAAGATTGCCTTAAGTAATATTGCTATAGGCCCTACTGGAACTACACAAAGAAAAATATATAGAACAACAGCAAATAGTTCTCAGTATAAATTATTGGCTACAATCAATGATAATACTACTACCACTTATACGGATAATACAGCTGACAATCAACTTGGCGTAACAATGCCTACACCAGCTATGTTCATATTCAGTAGAGGGGATGTTTATTCTAGAAATAGAGGAGGATTGTACATATTTGATAAATCTGTTTCAGATAAGTATGCATCTAAGATATCTAATACTGGAAGAGCATTGGTAATAGATGATTACGCTAAAGAAACATATTACCCAAGTACTGTTAGATATTCTTTAGAGTATCAACAAAATACAAGTATCAATAATACCAATAAATTCCTTTCTGGAAACTTGGATGATTATGATAGAGAAAGAGGAGATATTCAAAGATTAAAGACAAGAGGTAGAGAATTAAGAGTATTCCAAAGTAGGGCTTGTGGTATGGCTCCTATCTTACAAAATATGCTACAAACAGCAGATGGAAATACTGTTGTTGCTCAAAGTACAGAGATATTGAATAAAATTCAATACTACAAGGGAGATTATGGAATAGGTGGTCAATACTGCTCATTAGCATCATCTGCTAGAGCAGACTACTTTACAGACCCTGTATTAGGATGTCAGATTAGATTGTCTGATGGAGGTATGACATCTTTGACAGAAACATACAAAACACACTTCTTCTTCACAGATAAGATATCTAAGTATCAAAAAACTACTTATGCTGATAAATTTGGAGATGGTGGATACGCTAAGATACTTGGAGTATATGATGCATTTGAAGAAGAGTTCATTACTTGTATGCAAGGAAGTGGATCTGAATTACCAGACTATACATTCGGATTCTCTGAGGCTAGAAATGCATATAGCGCCTTCTACGACTACTACCCAGAATGGATAGAGACGGCTGGTAACTTAATTATCAGTTGGAAAGACGGAGAATTATGGGTTCATAACAATACTTCAGCTTATGCTAATTTCTATGGAGAACAGAAGACACCTAGCTTAAAGGTGGTATTCAACGATTCTCAAAACATCAAAAAGCATTACAATACATTAACTACTTTAGGGAACACCACTTGGATTGCTCCTACAGCTGGTGATATCAATACTAATATGAATCAGCAATCTCAGTTAGTTGCATCTGATTTTAGAATCAAAGATGACAAATATCACGCTGCATTTAAGAGAGATATCAATAGTGCAGGTGGGCTGTATAATGGCAATGTATTGAAGGGTAGCTGGATAGAAATTAAATTTACGCCAGTAAATCCGCAAAACTTAGTAGATTTGTACTATATGGAACTTGGAATTTTACAACCTTATAATAATAGATAGAATATGGGCCCATTAGCGATGGCAGCAATACAAGCAGCCCCTTCAATAGGACAGCTCCTGATAGGAGAAAATAGCTTATTTAGCGGTAAGAAAAGATTAGCTAGTAGAGAGTTAAAGAAGAACTTTGACGCAAGTCAATCTATGGGCATTGGCTCTAAGTATTACGACTATTTAAAGAATATGCAGTCTCAGGCTCAACAAGGAATTGGAGACGCTGCGAGAGCATTATACAGCCAACAAGCTGGTAGAGCTCAATCAGCGGCATTAGGAGCTCTTTCTGGCCGTCGTGCTGCTTTAGGAGGTATAGGTTCAGTTGTGGCTAATGCTGGCGATAATGCGCTAGAAATGGCCACTATGGATGAGAATTTAAGAAGACAGGGTCAACAAGCTGCAAATCAGGCTTTATTTAATATCGCTGGATTAGAACAACAGAATGAATTGAGAAAAAGACAAGAAGCTGCCGACTACTGGGGAAATCAAAGACAAGAGTCTGATGCCTCTATTTCTTCTGCATTAAAGGGTATTGGAGATGCTGTTGGTAGCGCGTTTAAATTAGACGCTATGAAAATACCTACTGGCGGAGGAATGAATTTAGGTGGTGGTCAACAAGCATTACAAACAATGCCTGTATCATCTCTTCCTAAAGCTCCATTTAGCGGATTAAGCCCTAAAACATACGGAGCTCCTTTATTAGGAGTTACGCCTAGACCATCTGCTTCTCAAAGAGCATTATCTAATTCTTTATTAAGAAAACCACTATATTAACATATGGCTCAATATAAACCATCTTTTGTAGACACATCGGGAATGACGCAAGGATTAATCAATGGCATTAATCAAGCTGCTGAAATTAAGTTTAAACAAGATCAACTAGTTCAAAAACAGCTAGAAGATTATCAGGACAACTATGATGCTAAGAAGTTGAGAGACAGCGATTTACCTGACTTTATATCTTCTTTCAAGCAATACAAAGATGCTGCATTAAGATACTCTAGATTAAATCAAGCTGGAGCAAAACCAGAGGAAATAGCATTGGCTAGCGCATTGAAAGACAAGGCGTTAAACAGTATGAATACTATCTATAAGAACTCTGCTACAGCTAAGAACTTGATTAATGAAAGAATAGAATATAGAAACAATCTGTACAAGCAGAATAGGTCTATGCCATCTCAGGTAAGTGATGAGTTAATGTATCTTACAACTAAGCCAGCTTCAGAGATGGATTTTTCACAATTTGATTCTCCTTATAAATTACCATTAACAGCCGGCAAAGACAGCTTGAATAGATTGGCTGCTACATTAAAAGCTATTCCTCTTGGTGAAGGCGTTGCATATGAACAGCCAGAATTATCAAAAAAGGTTACTATTACAGGATATGGAGATGTTGCAATACCATATATGGTAACTCCTAAGTTAAGAAGCAGAAAAGCTATGATGGATGCTGCTGGTGGATTAATGGCTATTGATTCTGGATTAGCAAATACAGCTAAAGATTTATATGATGAGATACAAGCTGGATTAAATATACCAGAAGATACAACTGACCCATTAGCGCTTTCTCAAAGAAAGATAGCTATGGATAAATACCAGAGATTAATGCAAGGTTCTACTGACGAGAATGAATTTACCCCAGCATTGGTACTTGCAGGTTCAACTGGATTGTTAGAGCCTACTATTGCAAAGCAAAAGCCTGACGAGACTAAGTTTAAGGCTGTTTTACAAGATATGAAGAGTAAGCTTGGAGAGAAGAAGTATAGATTAGCTGCTCAGTCTCTTGGATTGCAATTTGATAAGTTTGGATACACTCAAGAAAAAGATATGTTAAATAACTTCTTGAAGGCTGGCTCTGAGAACGTTCCATCTGTACAAGCGGCTGCTAAAAAGAAAGGTGTAGACTTAAAAGATGTAAGACAATCACAGATTAATTTCGCTAAGAGTAAGAAGGGAAAGGGAAGTAGATTAAACGCGTTTACAGGTCAATAATAAGCTCCTTAATGGCAAAAAATGGCTAGATTTGCATAACAATGTAGATTATGGCTAAAGGAACATTTGACAAGATAGATTTAACTCAAAAAGATACACCTAATAACCTTTCATACGAGGGTTTAAATACATCAGTTGACTACCAAAGACCGAAAGCTGGATTGCTTAAAAAAATCCTAGAACAAAGTCCTGAGAGTACTGCGTTTTCTCCATACAAGAAACAAGAGAAGCCAACTAAGGTAAAATCAGAGCAAAAGACAGCTACTCCTGCGCCTATGCCTGTACAGGCTAAGCCTATTATATCCCAAGATGTATTAGAGCCTATCATTAATCAAAATGTAGAGGCTAATAAAGAGCTTAAAACAGCCATAGAAAATACTGTTGCAAAGAAGTTCAGAACTGGTGTTATGCCAGAAGATGTATATAGAACAAACTTAGCTAAAGGTGTTCAAACAGGAGACTTTAAAATTACAGAAGACGAGCAAGGAAATAAAGAAATTATCAGAAGTGCACCATCTGTTTTAGGTGCTATCGCTGATGGGTGGAATGGATATTTCAATGGTATAGAAGAGTCTGTAAAGTATTACAACCCATTTGTTTCAGAAGAAGATAAAATAAGAGAAAGAGAATCCAAAAGAAGATATAACCAAATGGTTATAGATGAAGAAGCTAGTAAGGCTAGAGAATATGGAGAAATGGCTGGTCAAACAGCCGCTCAATTAGCTACTACATTTGCACCTATTGGCGCTGCTGGAGTTGGAGCTAAATTAGCGAAAGTTGGTCTTGATGCTATTAAGATATCAGCCGCCAACTCTGGATTACAAGCTGCTATCAATGCACTATCTCAGGGAAATCAATCAGAAGAAGAAGCGTATAATATTGCTAGAGACCAAGGTCTTTCTGAGCAAGATGCCTACGATGTATCTAAGGCTAATAGATTTACCTATTTATCTAGTGGTGCATTAGAAGGGGTTATTAGCACACTTGCTGACGCTCAAATCGGAAAGGCATTCTCCGCTGCTACGAAGAAAGCTGGAGAAGGATTTGTAAATGCCACTAAGGCTTATTTGCAAAAAGCAAAAGAACCAGCTGTTAGTTTAGCATTAGATGCATCTGTTGCTGGTCTTGCTAGTTCTATTAGAGACTTAGCCACAGAGACCACTACAGGGCAGGATTTAAATGTTCTTGATAGAGCGTTAGATAATGCAAAAGGAGAGTTAATTGCAGGCGGTGCTATTGCTACGATAGCTGGCGCTGGAGGTGCTGCTTCAAGAAAGATAGATAAATGGTATAAATCTCAAGCTACAAATTACCTATCTACATTAGATAGAAACTTCGTTGAATCTGAACTCAAGAATAAGCAAGCTGAAGGTCTTATGACTGAACAGCAAGTGAAGGATGAGATGAAAAAGATAGATGAGTGGAATAAGATTAGACAAGATAATCCAAATGTTCCTGAAGAGAAACAGCCTACTATCTATGGATTAATTATGCAGAAGAGACAATTAAGCGATGCTTTGAAAAAAGCGGATGAGTCAAATCAAGCAGAGATAGCACAACAGATTTCAAATTTAGATAAGAGAATAAACGAAGCTAATACTAATCCTGAGCCATTGGCTGGAGAAGTAGATGAAGAAGGTGTTACAATAACTCCTACTGAACAAGCAACTACAACAACATCACAAATAAAACCAGAAGAAAATGCCACTACAATCAGCGAAGGGCAAAAGCAAGAAGGCCCAACAACAAGCAATATCAGCCAATATCAGGGAACTGAAGGCGAGCAAAAACAAGCGACCAATGAAGCAGATAATAGCAATCGCCCTATCAGCAGCGAGACGCAACAAGAAGTAATTCCAGAATCTTTTAATACAGAAGACGGAAAGACCGCTTGGAATACAGCTAAGAAGGTTCAAGAAGAATCCGTTAAAAGAGGTAGAAAGCAAGACGCTGTTAGAGATAATGTTATTCAAAATTTCAAAAAGTCTAAGGCTTTTGAATTAGCGAATGATGTTACTAGAGAGCAAATGTTGAGAGATTTAGATACTGAACTATTTGGAACTAAGCAGAAGTCTGCTCCTTCGGTAGATAGAATCTTAGGTAATGTAAAAAAGAAAATTACCGTTGACGAATCTACAGCACTTAAAAGACTACTTAAAAGACAAGAACAGGCTTCTAGAGAAACAGCTACTTGGATCAAGGATACAAGACAGACAATATCTAAGGGTCTTTCTGAATTAGCTAGAAGAGGCACTATTAAGACAGCTCAATTACAGAGTATCTTAAAGAAGTATGATGCTGTTAATCTATCTAATAACGAAAGCGTAGATAAATTTGTTGAATATGTTTCTAATGTAATTAACGATGCTAATTACGATAAGCAGTTATCTGATGCTAATAGATTTAAAGGGTTGATTAAAAAGTATGCCAAGTCTAAGGTAGGTCAACAAAACCTATCTGCTGCTGCAAAAGCATTCTTATCAATAGACCCATCTAAAGTAAAAGATTTACCTAGATACGCCAAGGTAGCTAATACAATTATCAATGGAATTAAACCAAGCAGAAGAGTAGGAACTGAGGTTTCATTCAATCAGCCGTTTAATACAGAGACTGTTGGTAAATATATTAGAGAGGAAATAGCAGACCAAGAAACAGCTGCTAAGAACGCCAAGATGGCAGAATATCAAGACTTGGTGGATAGCGGAGTGATAACTCCAGATATGTCATTTGACCAAATGGAGGAGATGATTGCAGCTATAGAATCAGGCGCTGAAACACAAGACATTAAAGATAAATCAAGATATATAAAGGCTTATATAGATAAGAGATTTGGTTCATTATCTGCTATAGCTAAAAGTATTTTAGCAAATGGAACAGACGGATTTTCAAGTGTTACATTTGATGTATCTCCTAAAGACAAAGCTAGAATAGAGGAATTATTGAAGATAGATATTACTTCAATGAAATTAGATGATGCATATAGAGCAATAGAAGCATTATCCAATTTTACTACTAATGGACAGACATCTGGCTTAGATGCTGTTTTAGCAGGACACGAAGGCGATGTTAATTCAGAGGCATTTGCTAAGAAGTATCCTAAAGCTCCTTCTGACGCTGTTGCAAATAGCAAGGCTATAAAGAAGAAAGGGTTTACCAAATTCGCAAAAGAACTTGGGACAAAGGGAATTAATGCATTCTTAGAAAACTTTAGTTCTATTCCTGTATACTTCAATACTATATTTGGAGATACTAAATCAACGGAGTTCTTAGAAAAGTCTGGATTCAAAGGTGTAGAGAATGGTAGAGCAAAAGCTGTTACCACCATCAATACAATGATTGATAATTTTGTAAAAACATTTGAAAAGAAGAAGCCAAACGGAGAAGATTTCTCTAGTCAAAATAATGTATTTGAGAGAGGTATTTATGCATATGTAAGAAGAAATTTAGGATTAGATGAGAAACAAAATCAAGCAGAATTCTTAAAGAAGAAAGAGTTAGCTCAAAGTTCCATCAATGCAATGAGAGAAAGCGGAGGTGATGATGCTGCCGTAGCTGAAGTATATCAAGAAATATATGATAAGATATTAGCAGATGCAAATACTATACAAGATGTAGAGGCTAAAATGGATAAGACTAATATAGAGGCTGTTGATTGGTGGACAAATAAGTGGGCAGAGTATTATCCTGAATTAAAAGATGTGTCTTTAAATATATACAATCAAGACTTAGGCAACGATAATCGATATAACCCAGTTATATTTAGAACGCTTAAGAGAGAAGCTAATGCAGAGCAAGACCCATTAGAAACAGGTGCTTTTGCTTCGTATGCAGATAATATACCTTCTAAGAAAAGTGGTGTATTAATGAAGACAACTCCATTATCAGATGTTCCTGCTGGAAGATATATTGACTTTAATTTTGACTACAATACATCAAAGGCGATGGATAGAGCTTTAACAGACATCTATACCGCTAGAGATATTAAGAAGTTAAGATCATTTGTAAAGTCTAAGAACTATAATAAGATATTCAACTCTCAAGACCAAGCTAATTTAGCTTTGGATAAGATGAAGAATTATATTGTTAGAGCAAGAGGTTTTGATGCAGTAGACCCTTCTAGTTATACAGAACTAAGAAGGACATTTAATGGATTGAATACACTTGTTGCCTCAAGGTCTTTGGCTAGTTTATGGGCTCCTGTAAAACAAACTATTCCAACACTTACGAATACATTAGTGAACGCTGGTGCAAGCAATGTTAAGATTGGAGACTTTAGAGACCCTGATGTAATTAATTTTATAAAGAACTCTGGAAGAGCTATCGCTAATAGAGGTATAGAAGCAGAAGGATTTATTGAATCTACTAATAAGATATTAGATAAGACAGCTTCTGGCCCTCTATCTAAGCTAGGCGGTAAGATTGTAGATATAAACAAATGGTGGTTACAAAAGATGTTAGGAAACTTCGATAAGAACGCTGCTATCATATCATTTATGGCTTATTATAGACAATCTTTAAAAGAACAAGGAATTGACCCTAATGGAATAGATTGGAAGAATCATAAGATAAATGACTTTGCAGCAGACTATGCTCAAAATATGGTGGATGTTCAACAGAACGTAACCGATAGAGCATTGGCTGGAGAGTTTATGGCATCTAGGGATAATACTAAAACATTCATTAGAAATACCTTAATGCCATTCGGTAGCTTCAATATTAACCAAAAGGCTAGAATGTTATCGGATATTAAGAACGCTGGCTCTAAGACAAATACGCTACAGGACAGACAGAAGGCTAGAAGGTCTCTATATGCACTTGCTGCGGAGATGGCTGTTTTCTCTGCCGTAAAGTCTGCTCAAATGATTGCCTACACAACAGCCGCTAACGCATTAGCTGGAGTAGTTTTAGGAGAGAAGGAGAAGGAAGATTTGTACAACAGAGCCATCAAGTCAATGACTACAAATATGTTTAACGACATCTTATCTCCATTGCCATTTACTGATAAGATTGTAGATAGAGGTATTAATGCTGTTTTAAACAATACAGTGTATAAAGGAACTCCTTCTGATTTAAGATTTAATTTATATCAAGGAGATAATAAGGATGAGTTTGATAACTTAGGATTTGCGGGTATCGCAATGAAGAAGGCTTCTCAAGCTGGCACAATGATTAATGAGGGAATTAGCGGAGATGTAGTGAAGTCTTATTTCGGTAAAGATTATGTTCAAAAGATAGCTGATGAAGATAGAGGATTAGCGGCTGCGATGGCGGCTATCAATGTAGCTTCTCAGTTAGGCATTCTTCCTGCTGACAATCTTCCAAACGCTACAATGAAGGCTATCGAAGGCAAGGCTATGAATAAACAGCAAAAAGAGGCATATGATGCCATTAAGGCTCTTCCTACCTCAGAAGCTCCTGTTGATGTAAAGGTAGGTATTGCTAAGGCTGCTGGATATAAAGACCCAGAATCAAGAGCTAAATACCTTATATCGCTGTATAAGAAGGGTGGTGAGGCATTTATGAAGGCTATGGCAGCAGCTGACGAAGCTGAAACAGAAAGTGGCAAGAACCCTTTGGCTAAGATTTTAGACGACGCTACAGCAGCCAATGTTACAGCCATTACAAGCGGAGATGAAGATAAGATGAAGTTCGGAAGACTATTCTCTCTAAAGAGCCAAGAATCAAGAGTGTTTAAGATGATGGAGATGAAGAAGGCTATGGGAGAAGAGAAGTTTTACAACACTTTGAAATGGGGTATGGAATATGGATTATTGAACGATAGCGGTCTTTCTTTATTCGGTAAAAAGCTTAGAGAAACTGTAAAAGAGAATAGCCCAGAATACGAGATGGCAATCAGGGCAATAGAAGAGGAATAGGAGATTTTAGGTATATTTGCATAAACGTTTTAATATGCCTTTTATTACAGCCATAAGCATCACCCAAGGAGCAGATTGTAGCCAATTTGCTGTTAATGATGTATCTACATATAATGTGGAAGCTCAAAATACTTTTTCTTTAAGAAAACTTACCATACAGAAATCTGATGGTACTTATTTGACAGCTAACGGAATCACATACAATAACTATACTTGGCCATTTACGGCTGGAAATGCTATTAGCTTTACAGGATTAGATAAGGATTATGCATATAAAGTTATTTTAACATTAACTTCTAATAGTCCTCAACCGGGCAGTGTTTACACTAAAACAGAACTTCCTGTATTGACTTGCTTTATATTAAGTTCATTCTACACAAACAGCCATAAAATGGCTATAAATCCCGGATTAGAAAAGGATTATAGATTTGTAAAAGATGTAATGCGTCTATTTATTGAGCAAGAATCTGCTAAGAAAGCAGGTACTGATGGAGACTTAGGAGCTGCGCAGGCTTGCCTTGATAGAGGTCAGTTTATTAATGATAACCTTAAAATAGGATACTAATATGGGTTACACCCAAGGACAGATAGACGAGATTTTACTGAAAGCCGATAAAACAGTATATCGACTAGGCGCAGATGCCTATAATGATATGTTTGCGGAAGATAGTGAGACGCTAGACTACGAGAGAGACATTATATATATTTATAAGAAGGCTGTTGAATGGGGTGATAATTTCTATTTAGGTACACCTGTTTTAGATAAGTTAGCAGAGAAATTAGAAGCTAAGTGTAATATCTATAACTACGGAAAACTAACTCCTTTGTATTCCGATGTAGTATATAGTAATGCTATTAGCTCTGTTTCTCCATACTTCTTAAAGGCTACTCCTTTATCATTAGGTGCTGGTATGAATGGCTCTACTGATTTTACAGGAGCTAGCGTAATGATTAACCTTGATTTTACTTATATTAAAGATCAGGTTAGAGATTATTATTTACACGACCAACAAGTAGCAAATGCCACTTGGACAGTCAATCATAATATGAATAAATACCCTTCTATTAATATCGTTGATACAGCTAATGATATTATTATGGGAGAGGTTAGATATAATTCTTTAAATCAACTTACAATAACATTTACCTCTGCTGTTAGTGGTAAAGCGTACTTAAACTAGAAACGAAATGAAATTTCTTACCAACATTGACTTAAACAAAAACCAGATAGTAAATGTCGCAGTACATAACAATGCTGGAGCTCCGTCTAGCCCTGTAGCTGGTCAAATCTATTTTGATACTACTACTGGCGTAAAGAAGTTGTTCTTATACAATGGAACAGCTTGGATAGACTTAACAGGTGATATTACAGCTGTTATTGCAGGTGCTGGTTTGACTGGTGGTGGTAGCGGTGGAGATGTAACATTAGATGTGAATGTAGATAATGCTACCATTGAAATCAATACAGATACTGTTCGTGTTAAAGATTTAGGTATTACAACAGCTAAATTAAATGATGGGGCTGTTACTACCATTAAGATAGGAGATAACCAAGTTACCTTAGCTAAGATTGCTCAAATAGCTAACCTTAGAGTTTTAGGTAATACTTCTGGTGGTGCAGCGAATGTTTCAGAGGTAGTGATTGTAACAGATTTAGCTTCTGCTAGTTCAACAACCTTAGCTACTTCAAGTTCAGTGAAGGCTTATATCGATGCAGCAGTTGGTGGATTAGGTAATCTAGAGGGTGGATGGAACGCTTCAAGCGGTATATTCCCAGTAGGCTCTACTCCAGTAGCTGGGACTAAGAAAGGTGATTATTGGTATGTAACAACAGCTGGTACAACGGGTGGTGTAGCATTCAATGTGGGTGATGTAATTATCGCTAAGATAGATAACGCTTCTACTACACTTGCTTCTGATTGGATTCAATTAGAAGTAAATAGAGACCAAGCTACAGAGACTGTATTGGGTGTGGCTAGGATTGCTACTCAAACAGAAGTAAGTACAGGAACAAATGATACAGCATTCGTAACTCCATTGAAGTTAGCTACATTGTTAGCAAACGCTGTGGGTGGTTATGCCGCGAATGTGGGTAATGGTTCTTTAACAAGCTATACTGTTACACATAACTTGAATACAAGAGATGTAACTGTTTTAATATATGATAACGCTACATATGAGCAAGTTTATGCGGATGTTGTAATGAGCACTACAGCTGCAATTGCAGTTAGTTTTGCAACAGCTCCTTCAGCAAATGCTTATCGTGTAGTTATTAAAAAATAATAAATGAAGTTTCAAAGTAATGCCATATTTAATGGTACAATAACAGCTAACTCCGTAGCCAACGCTGGCGTAAATACTGACAAGTTTTTAGTGCTTGATGCTTCTGGCAATGTAGATTTTAGAACTGCGGCTGAATTGTACTCGGATTTGAACATAGCTAATCTACCTGCTGGTTATACATCTACCGTAAAACACGCTGTCAAAGCTGGTGTAGCATTAATAAAAGGACAGGCTGTTTATGTTACAAGTGCGGATGGTACTAATATGGTTGTTAGTAAAGCATCTAACGATGCCGAAGCTACATCATCTAAGACAATGGGATTAATAGAATCTACATTATCTTTAAATGGAATAGGAAATGTTATTACGGAAGGTTTATTAGCTGGATTAGATACAACAGGCGCTACATCTGCTGGAGACCCTGTATGGTTAGGAACAAATGGAAACTTGATATATGGATTAGCGAATAAACCTAGCGCTCCTGCTCATATGGTATTCATAGGTATTGTTACAAGAATTAACGCTAATAATGGTGAGATTTTTGTAAAGGTGCAGAATGGATTTGAGCTTGAAGAATTACACAATGTTGATTTAAAAACAACTACTCCTATCAATGGGCATATATTAGGATATAATGGTACATTATGGGTAAATAAAACAATATCTGGATGGCTAGGATTTACACCAGCAAATGATGCTTCAGTAGTGCACATAGCTGGAATGGAGACAATCACCGGCGCTAAAACATTCTCAAATAACATTAGAATTGATAATGGCTCCGGTAGTGCATTTTTAGGATTTAAACAATACGCTTCTGGTTCAACAGGCATATCTGGATTTACTTCTATATACGCTATAAGTACAGATTCTTTAGGTATTAGTTTTGGTGCAGCAAACGATATTTTATTCAAGACTGCATCTCCTACTTTCCCAAGAACATATACATTCCCAGATGCAAGTGGTACTGTTGCTTTAACAAGTGATTTAAGCTCTTATGTACCTACATCTAGAACACTTACAATCAATGGAACTACATATGATTTAAGTGCGAATCGCTCTTGGACAATCGATTCTACTTCAGCTTCTACTAGAACGATACAGAAATTTACTGCTGATGGTTCATCTGCTACCTATACAATTACAGGTGGATATGCGGTAGGTATGGTGGATGTATTTATCAATGGTATTAAACTAGATAATGCTACAGAATTTACGGCTTCCAATGGAACAACTGTTGTTATAGCTAGCACTCCTGCTTCAGGTGATATTGTAGAAGTATATAAATATGGTTCTCAATTTATCGCTACAAATGCTTTAAGACAAAAGACTTTATTTACAGCTACAGCTGGACAAACTACATTTACTGTTACTTACTCCGTAGGTTTAGTAGATGTGTTCTATAATGGTTCTAAATTAGATGATACTGAATATACAGCTACCAATGGAACTAGTATTGTATTCAATACAGCTTGTGTATTAAATGATAAGGTAGAAGTAATTGCATACACATACAACGCAACTGGATTTACAGGTGTGGGTGGCTCAGGAACAGCTGGATACTTATCTAAGTGGACAGCAAGTGGTACGCTGGGGAATAGTATATTCTTTGATGATGGAACTAACGCAGGATTTGGAACAGCTACGATTGCTAACTATTTCTCAAGAACATTAACTATTGACGGAGCCTCTTCTCAAGGTATTATGTTTAGAGCATCAGGAACCGATAGAGGTTTCTTATATCAGGATGGTAGCTTTATTCAATTAGGATCTAATGCTGGTGGTGTAATATTCAAGTCTAACGATACTGAGAGGATGAGAATCACCTCAACTGGTAATGTAGGAATTGGAACAAGCAGTCCAAATAGTGCAAGTGTAGATAGGGCATTAACAATTAGTGGAACAAGTAATTCAATTTTAGAAATAAACTATGGTTCAACAAGAGGGGCATATTTATATACTAATTCTATAAATACTGTTTTAAGTTCCGTACAGTCAGTTCCATTGTTATTTAATACTGGTGATACCGAAAGAATGCGTATCACAAGTGGAGGGCAAGTATCTGTTGGTACAAGTAGTGCAAGTGCTACTGCTTTATTTTATTTAAAAGCACCTGCTTCTTCAACAGTTTGGTCATTTGGTCCTAATAACTATAATGCTACAAATATTTTTAGAGTTGAAAATAGTGATACAACTGGAGTTTATTTAACAAGCGGGAATACCTCTTGGACTGCAAACTCTGATGAAAGATTAAAAAATATAACTGGCAATATAGAAAATGCTATTGATTCATTATTGACATTAAGAACAGTTAAGTACACTTGGAAAAAAGATACCAGTGAAAAAGTTAATTTAGGATTAATTGCACAAGATGTACAAAAGGTGTTTCCTGAAGTAATTGATACAAATGCAGACGAAATGCTTGGAGTTCGTTATCAAGAATTAGTTCCAGTATTAGTAAAAGCAATTCAAGAATTAAAAGCAGAAAACGATAACTTAAAATCTATTCTAACAAGAAATAATATAAACTAAGATGGGAAAGAATTACAATAGCAGTAGATTAGTCAATGGGTTATCTGTAGATAGCAATGGTAATGTGGGGATAAATACAACTTCTCCTTCTTATAGATTAGATGTGAATGGCACTGGTAGATTTACTGGTACATTACAATTAGGAGCATCATCAAGCACTTGGGGTTTAAGTTCATTTAACGCTATGTTCTTTGGAGATACTGGTGGATTTTATGGAGGCAGTGGTCAAATGGCAATAACTAATAATGCCACTCATAATGGCACAAATTGGATTTATAGAACAAATAACTTTGCTACATTAATTACTACTGATAGTGGTCAATTTGTTTTTCAAACTGCTGCAAGCGGAACTGCAAGTACGACTATAACTTGGAGTGAAAAATTCAGAATTACTAACGCTGGTGTAGGTACAATATCAGGTAACTTTACAGCCAATGGAGTTACTATCGGAGCAAGTGATATAAGGTCTAGTAGCGGAGTATTAACTCTTGGAGGAAATTCAGAAGCTGTTAGAATAATATCTACCGGAAGTGTAGGAATAGGAACTACAAGTCCTAGTTATAAACTTCACGTTCAAGGAAACTTCTATGCTCAATCAGTAGCATCTACTATTTATTACAGTGATGGATATAGTGGAACTTTTGCAGCGAATAATAATACCGGATATTCTCCTTGGCAAATGGATGGAAGCAAGGGAGGATATGGAGGTTTTGTTGATGTTTATAGCGGAATGGCTGTAATGCACACGTCAGATGGGTCTGGAGGATTTTATAGATCTGCCTCATCAAAATGGACTATATATTACTCAGCTGGAAATAACTGTGTAGGTATAGGTGGTTCAACTACTTATAACTGGGGTAGAGCTTGTACAAACGGAACAATGATTTATACTTCAGAGTCTTACGCAATGGGGGCTATGTATGCAACAGCATTTAATGTTACATCAGATAGAAGAATTAAAGAAAATATCATTCCAATAGAAAATGGATTAGATAAAGTAATGAAATTAAAAGGTGTATATTTTAACAAAATAGAAACTCCTGATAAAAAGCAGATTGGATTTATAGCCCAAGATGTTCAAGAAATAGTGCCAGAAGCAGTTAATTATTTTGAGCATACTGATTTATATATGGTTGACTATCCATCTTTAGTTTCCTTAATGGCAGAAGCTATTAAAGAATTAAAAGCAGAAATAGATATACTTAAGTCAAAATAAATATAAATCGTACGCAATAAATTAGTAATTTTACAAAAAATAAACATATGAATACAAAGTGGATTATTAGCGCAATGGATACCAAGCCGAAGTCTGAAGGATTATTGGATGTGGTCTCTTGCGTACATTGGCGCAGACAAGCAAGTGAAATCTTCAATGAGAAGGAAATTATAGCAGATGTATATGGCGCTATGGCTTGCGCAACCCCCTCAGAAACAGACTTTACCGCATATCCTGATTTGACGGAGGCTCAAGTATGCCAGTGGCTTGAAAATGGTTTAGATGTAGAAGCACTAGACGCTAGTTTAGCTCAACAATTAGAGAACATCAAGAACCCGCCTCTGATAAATTTGCCACTCCCTTGGGCTCCTACACCTGTAGAACCTACTCCTGAAGAGCCAGCTACTGTTCCAGAAATGCCTGTATCTCCAGCTCAATAACCAAAGCAATTAACCAATGAGCACGGAAAGCAAAGGATTAGGCGATACTATCGCTAAATTTACACACGCATTAGGCATAGATAAGGTAGCGGACGCTGTTGCTAAACTAGCAGGAGCGGAAGGATGCGGCTGCGATGAAAGACAGCAATACCTGAATGAACTATTCCCATACGCCTCCTATACGCGTAAATTTAAGGCATTAAAGGCATTTAGCGGAGTCATTGCTACTACAGAGAATACAACCACCTATCAACACTTCCAAGAGGGAGAGGTGGTAGAAATCAATAACCAGCACCCTATGGTTCATTCTATTATATGGAATGTAGAACAGGGTAATTTAGAAGAAATTATTTAATCATCAATCAATAACCAATTATGAAAGTAACACTAACACTCGGAGAAGTAGTTAACTTATTTGGAGAATTAAATGGCAATAACAGCCAAGACCCAGCGTTTAAAACAAAAGGCGTATTAGGTCACAAATTAAGCATTCGCGCTAAACACATCTTACAGACAGAATTATCTAATAAGATTTTAGAAGAAGTGAAGGCATATGAAGAAACAAGATTATCTCTATTCAAGGAGATGGTAGAGGAAGGAAAGGGAGAAGAAAAGAATGGTACTTACCTTATTCCACCAGACCATCAAGCGGAATTAGCGAAGAAGATTGAGGAATTAGAGTCTATCGAGAAGAAGGTGGAAGTTCCTAAGTTGAATGTAGGTGAATTGTATAACATTGAAACAGATGAGTATTGGCCTATCTTATTGGATAAGGTATTGGCTAAGAAAGAAGAACCTACAACAGCTCCTACAGAAGCTCCTGTAGTTCCAATGTAGAGCGGGGTGTGATTGAACTGATATATAAGCCTCCTATCTCACAAGGTAGGGGGCTTTTTTATGGCCCCTAAATAGCGTAAATTTGCCATAATAAATAAGATTAATATGGGTAATACGCAAAAATTGGGTAATTTAATAAATGGACTGACTGTTGATGCTAATGGCAATGTTGGAATCAATACATCAGCTCCTGCGTATAGATTAGATGTTACTGGTACTGGTAGATTTACAGGTAATTTATCTGTTACAAGCACTTATGGATTTTCTATTGGAGATGTTACAAGTGTAGCAAGAATACAACATAATGCTGGTACTTTCTTTTTATTAAATAGTGGGAATGGATATGCTACTTTAAATGCTGGTCAATTTAATTTTTCTGTACCAGCTAATACATCATATGGTAATTATGATGCAGTTACAAATGGATATGCATTTAGTGTTTATAAATATAGTGGTACAATTTATGGTTATTTAGGTCAGCACTCAGCATTTACTGGTGGAGCTTCAAGTACCGATTTAGCAATAGTTTCAACTAATAATTTAATATTTGGTACATCTAATAGTTTTACCGAAAGAATGCGTATTACAAGTGGGGGTGATGTTGGTATAGGAACAAGCAGCCCAACTTATAGATTACAAGTTAATGGAGGAAGTGGAACTTATTTAATTGGTGGACAAAGTGATAGTTCTGGATTTGCTATAATAATTCAAAATTCATCAAATAATAATTTAATATTAGCCAGAAATGATGGTTTAATTTCATTTCCTAAAACTGCTTCTACTTGGACAACTGGTAACGCTGCAAATGCGTGGATTAATCCAAGTGGAGGAGATTTATATCGTTCTACATCTTCTATTAAGTATAAAAAGAATGTCCAAGATTATACTAAAGGATTAGCAGAAGTAATGCAATTAAGACCAGTTTCTTATGAGGGGAAAGGAAATATAGATGCTGATAAAACATTTGCTGGTTTAATAGCTGAAGAAGTACAAGAATTAGGATTGACAGAGTTTGTACAATACGCAGAAGATGGTACTCCAGATGCATTAGCTTATCAAAATATGGTAGCATTATTAACCAAAGCAATCCAAGAACAACAAGCAATCATAGAATCACAAGAACAACGAATCGCATACCTAGAAAATAAATAAGATGAAACAGTTTAATATCTTGTTTTATGGCTTGATAGCCTTTATTGCGGCAGTAGTCATCATATCGCCCACTAAACAGCAAAATAAGGGCAATACAGCCACTATCTCTGGAAAAGAGTATGATATCATCAAATATGTGGTAGATACCCAATATTACCCTCATAATGTCTATAAAAAGGTAAAGGGAGATACGATATTTAGGGATACAACCATCTATGTAGACGGAACAATCGATATAGATACCAATGCCATCCTAAAAGATTATATGGCAAAGGCTGTTTACCTAGATACACTTCATATGGATTCCTTGGGATATATAGCCGTTAGAGATACCATTCAAAAGAACAGCATCTTCTCAAGGGAATACAAGGCTTCGCTTAAATACCCTGTCATCAGCAAAGAGATGATAGTTACCCCTCCCAAGCGTCTCTCCATCTACGGAGGCATCACCCCCGCATTTGACCCTAGAAGTTTCGTAAACTCCATTACCGTAAATCTACTAGTGAAGACTAAACAAGATAGAATATTCACATTAGGAGCAGGTATAGACCATCAGGCTAATACCGTTATCTCTATAGGATCTTATTGGAAAATAAAATAAATGCATATGAAAACTAAATTTGGATTATCTGAATATTGGAAACCTACCCCCAAGAAGATTAGGAAGATAGCAGACAGCTTATCCGCAGCAGCATTGGCTGCCTCTGCCTTTAGTTTTGCACAGGATTACAAAGCTGTATCATACATCATTTTAGCCTCAGCTTTCATAGGAAAGTTTATTTCTAACCTATTTTCAGAAGAATAACTACCGAAATATGCAATTATCTAAACACTTCAACCTAAACGAGTTTATTATCAGTGAATCAGCTAAAAGAGCAGGAATTAACAATATGCCTCCAGCCGACCACATAGAGAACCTGAAAAAGCTCTGTATTAATGTTTTAGAGCCCATTAGAGACCACTTCTCCATTCCGATACATATATCATCAGGATACAGATGTAAGGCCTTAAATCGCCTTATAGGAGGTGCTTCTAATAGCGAGCATACTTTAGGTCAGGCTGTTGATTTAGATGTAGAGGGTGTAGAAGGTGTAGATAATAAGAAACTATTTATGTTTATCAAGGATAACCTACCCTTTAATCAGCTTATATACGAATTCGGAGACGATAAGAACCCTGCTTGGGTGCACGTTTCCTTCAGCCCAGACGGCAAACAACGCAAAGAGATATTAAGGGCTATAAAACAAAATAATAAAACAGTCTATGTCAAATACAAATAAGCCAGCTGAACAGCCTTCTTCTATCGCTGTTAATTCAGTAACTTTGGATGACCTCAAAAAACTGGTAATTAATGGCTAAGAATTCTATGGCGGGTAAACACCCTAGCTATCTAAAATTAAACTGGAGTCCATCTTCTATAGCTCGTAAAAGAGCTTATGATAAGAAGTATGCATCCTCTGAAAAACAGAAGAAGTATAGGGCTGAATTAAATAAGGCGAATCGTAAGGCGGGAACTTATGGTAATGGGGATAAGAAGGATATGAGCCATACTAAAGACGGAAGAATGGTTTTAGAGGATAGGAAAAAGAATAGACAGAGGAATGGCCAAGGAGGCGGCAGTACAAAGCTCTAATAATATGAGAAAAGCTATTATAAATAACAATGATGTTATTTCTTTACATTCTATTGGATTGTCTTCAACAAAAATAGCAAGCAAATTAAATACTTCAGTAGGGCGTATTAGAGAAATATTGGAAGATAATGAATTAAATGAGAATATTTATATTAGAAAAAAAATACCAAAAGATCATTTAATTAATCCTATTAAAGAATTATATGAACAAGGATTTTCAAAAAAGAAAATAGCAAGAAATCTCAATACTTACTTTGGCGTAGTTTCAGATATTATTAAAAACAATAATATGTTAAACTATATTGATGACGGGTGTAAATGCTGTTCTGCTTGTAATCAAAGATTACCATTTAGCAAATTCGGAAATAGTAAAAAAGGTAAATATGGGAAACGTAGTATATGTAAATTATGTAGAAAAAAGGAGCCTTCAAGAAAAGAATATCTTCGAAAATGGACTTTGGAAAATAAGGAATTAAAATCTAAATTAGATAAAGAATACAGGGAAAGAAATAAAGAAAAAATTATAGCTAGCAGAAAAACTGAAAAATATAAATTAATAAAGGCAAAATCTGATAAAAAATATTATAAAAAAGCTATAAAAGTACCATCAATAAAAATGGCTATGAGGATGCGAAGTATGATTTCATCTTACGCTAAGTATAAAACGGGTAGGACATTTTCAATGCTTGGTTATTCAAATTTTGACTTAGTTAATCATCTTGAAAGTAAGTTTTCAGAAGGTATGACTTGGGATAATTACGGTAGAGGGGGATGGCATATTGACCATATAAGGCCATTGGCTTCATTCGATAAAGAGGATCCCGAATGGTTGATAAAAGCATTTTCACTAGACAATTTACAGCCATTATACGAAAGTGACAACTGCTCAAAAGGTAGTCTTTACAATGGCGTTAGGTATCGAATGGGTATGCCAGTAGTGTCAGAAATAGATTAAAATTTATATATTTGCACTATAATTAATATAATGAATGGAACATTTTAAAATCTCAGATTCTGTTGGTGTGCCAAGTACAATGGCTGCTATAATGTTAAACGTAATGAAAATGTTCAATTTGTCCAATATTAGTATGTCTCTTACCATCGTAATCTCTTTGTTATCTATCGCATATTTGTCGATTGGTATAGCTTTGAGATTAAAGGAGTATAAAAAACAGAGCAGTTCTAGCTCTACTACCGAGTAGTATAATCTATCTTTCCTGAGTCGTATTTATATATAATACTCCTAATTTCATCTTCCACCACTTTCAATTGGTGTTCTATAACAGCTTTCTTCTTTTTTAAAGCCTCTATCTTCTTTTCGTCTTCCCTCAATTCACTTATTGTTATTACCTTCATATAACGCTGTTATTATAATATTATGATACTATTACTTCAACCACACGCAGACAATGATTGTAATTTCATTATATACCTGTGCACTAATAAAAATAGCAAAGAATTCTTGGATGAACTAGATTTAAATCTATACATCTCCAATGATGATGGGATAATGGCTAAGCCAGATGACCCATTCTTGTTATCTTATATCTATGCTAATTAGAGTCTAGGGGATGACTTGCACATCCGATTGCAGATTAGAGGGCTGCTGTTTTAGCTACTTAAACTACCTAGACGACTCCTATTAGGAGCAGACCTATAATACTGAGATTATAGGGAAGTTCTTAATCTACTGTAATCCAGTCATTAGCTAACATATCTGTTTGAGATGCTAACCAAGGAACCCTTGATTTAGGTGCATTAGGATTTGTAGTAACTAATTCTGTAGTATCTATATAGATATAAGGACTAGTCATATGACTGTTTTGGTCTGGCTGTTGGAGTTTAATAAATATACCAACTCCATTCCATCCTAATCTAGATACTTTAAATCCGTTCTTAAGGAACTCAATAGCGGATCCGAATGAAAAACTTTCTTCCATTGTTGTATGTTTTATTGTTTAAAATAAATTGGTTATTCGAGCGACTTGGCCGTGAATCTTATGGTGAATAAATCCTTCAACAGCTTTCGGTGAATGGCAGTAGCCATTACGGAAATGCCACGAATCGGGGCCTGATGGGCTTCTTAAAGCCTCCACAGTAACGCCCATAATATCCTTAGAACGCTTGTGATGAATATGATGCGTATACCAATATTTATGGTCTGATATACTCCACTCTTGTTTAGCTTCGTGAGCCATTAATAATGGCAAATCATTTTCCTTAGCACCATCTCCGTGCGTAGTTCCTATAAGATTGTTGTGATAATGAAAATACTTTCTATGAGAAGGAGTTACATTAAATGTTACGTGCTGGTCATTGTGAAACCAAGAATTAATAGAGTCCGCTAAAAACATACCGCTCATATAATCGTGATTAGATGGGTCATACTGAACGTGAACATCAGCAATCTCTCTTAATATCTCAATCACTTCTACGTGCAACTTTCTAGCTGTTTGGAATGAATCATAGAACATACCATCTGTATCTTGAGGTGTTCCGCTAGTAGTTTGTCTCTTTGGAGTATCTATATGTAAAATATCATTACCAATGATGTATAAAATCTTATCAATATTAAATCCAGAAGACTTATCTAATATTCCATAAACACCTTCCATAACACGCTGAACAGCTATTAATGAATTATATTCTTCTCCAACCTCAATAGACCTTCCTAATTTACCAATATGAACATCGGCAGGGTCTAACACAAGCAAGTGTCCGTTTAATTTTAAGCTTTCTGGATTTCTCTTTATTTTAGGATATTGAGGAGCGTGAGCTTTCATATCATTTATAATCTCCTCTTTAATATCTTCGTAAGAAGGGCCTGATAAGCCTTTTGCATTGATAGAGAAGTGTTCTCCCTTGAACCAGTATTGTTTAATTGACTCCACAGGAATACCCTGTGCCTTACATTCCGCCTCTAAGGCTGTATGTTCGTTTCTGATGCTTTGTAAAAGAGTATACTCTTCTTCCGACAGCCTTGGTCTAAATGGTTTTTTGCTCATTTGGATTGGTTAGATTGGTTATAAGTTTGCTAAACTACAAATTTATATTTTAAATAACAAAAAAATGTTTTAAGAGTCTCTTTCAGACATCTTCTTTCTTTCGGAAAATGTCATACAAACAGGGCACTGTATCTCTTTTGGAGATAGAATACTCGCATCTCCTGTTCCCCAATGAATCAAATCTACCTCGCATATAACCCTCCATTTATGTTTGCATTTTCTACAGACATTAATATAGGTCTCTAAGGCCCTCTCTACTGACATCATTTGATTAGCTTTTTAAGTTCTTCAATAACCTCTACACAAGCCCTCCTAGAGGAAGGGAAGAATAGTATAGGCTGTTTGTCGCTCAATCCCCATTGCAACAGCTTCCATTTCATTTTGTTCGCCTCTCTCCAAAACCCTTTAGTGTCTACAATAACATTCAATCCATAGTCCGTAAAATCAAAATCAACAGTCAATGTCATTGGTCTAATGGTTTTACCATTGTATTTGAATGACGGAACTAATTCATAAGGAGATTGAAAATCAAATGGAATCTTGGCCTCCAAAAGCAACTCGTAGAAATACAACTCTAATTTAGAGTCGAACTTCTCTCCGTATTTATGCACTTTCTTTATTTGTCGCATATCTGCTTATTGTATTACGGTGTTGCATACCATTTTCACTAGCAATTCTCCAGATAGTTTTGGATGAACACTTAGTAACATTGGATATATCTTTTATTAATGGGAACCTCTTTTTATCATACCAACAGCGCTCTATTATCTTAACGGTAGCTCTGTATATATTTAAATCTTCTTCCATAAGGTTGTTTATGATGACAAATGTAATTACTTCTTGTGATATTGCAAAGAATATTTTAAAGTATCTATCTTAGTATAGGCACTTTGTATCAGCATTTCCATAGCAACATTGTAAAAACTACAATCTCCTATGCTAAACGCTAACTTAACCTTCTTCTCTGCATCAGACATTGCTTCAGCATTCAAGGTCATCAAATTCTTCATAGACAGCTTATCTGTTAGCTCAGACAGCTTTACCTTAGTCATTATGCCTAATGTCATTGCATTGGTCATATTAGATAATGCCTTTAATATCTCGTCTGGGTTAGTTAAATCTACCTTCTCGGCAACAACTGTTCTAAAGTTGCCGTATGAGTGTACACAATTTTCAAAATCTGTTTGCTCTACAGAGCCTTCTTTAAATACCTGTTTCATTGTTTTTGGGTTTAATTCTTAATGCAAATTCTTTTTGGTAAGAATCTGAAAATACGCGTCCTCTGTTTTTTAGGGCACGCTTGATAACATTCTGACCGCATCGGAGTTTCTGTTCGGCTAGTTTAAGGGTCTTGAATTCTAATGCTTTCTTTCTTCTCTCTTCTATATTCTCAATACTTAAATCGTAAGCTAATATAGTTACTCTTGACTCATCTATAAATTCGTACATATGATTTAAAAAAGACATTTATGTTTATACAATAATTTTTCTCTATCGAACGGAAGTTGATTGTGTATGTCCACAAACTCAACTCCATTATTCAATCTTAATACACAAGGGTCTCCGTTCACAGTCGGTTTTCCTCCTGTTTCTCTAGACCTTACCTTATCAATAGAAACCTGCGTATACATCCACTCGTCTGGAGACTTCATCTTTCTGTGATACACCATAAAATTGTCCACCTTATTGGATAAAACAGAACCTCCCTCTGCTTGAGACGCGTGTGGCATTCTTTGGTTGCCATCCTTGTCTCTGTCTCTTTGAGCTTCTGTAGTAGTATGTACAGATAAGAATATAGTGGTATTGTATTTTCTAGTATAGTTTAACATCTCACTATAAGCCTCATAGTCATATATGTATTTGTTCTTAGCGGCTGTTAACTCCATTTTAAGGCTGTTGTAGGGGTCTATAAAGATACCCTTCAATGACTTATACTGCATCAACATCTTAGAGTGTTCCAATATCTCACTATAAGTGTACATATTTTCCGTAGAAAGGATGAAGAAGTGTTCGTCTATGAACTTTAGTGCTACATTGTGCTCTAAGTCTGTCATTTGAGTGACTTTTTTGCCTATAAAGAACTCCATCATCTTCATCTTTACGGCTGCTGATGAGTTCTCTCCCATATACAACATCCAGTTCCAATCGTAATGTATCGCAGAAAGGAATATAAGCCACAAATTCAGGCTACTATTATGCGTTGGTATATAATTATCTGTAACATATAAGCTGTTTTCATTGCTAACCATAATGCAAGCGCATTCTTCCCTATGAGAGAATTCTATACTTGAAATATACTTTCTAATATCTCTTCTTTTGACAGGGACTCTCTGTATCTTTCTACTCAATCTGAATGGCATTATGCTAGAAGGTAATTGTATTTGAACTTCGTAGCACAAAGCACCAGACCTAAGCTCCCCTTTGTGTCTATATTTTTTAATCTTAGACTTGTATGTAGCTCTTCCACCAAGAGAATTCACGATGCTTATGACTCCATCTTTAAGACTTTCTGATATAGTAGAGTATGAAATCTGCCCCTCTTTACCAACAGTGCCATCCGTATCCATTAATCCTTGAAGTAGAGCTAATCTAGTTTCGTAATCATTAAATATATAGTCATTGGGTATAAATTTATTACTAGACTTAGCTCCTAATAATCCATAAAGCTCCAGATGCTTCTTAATAGTACGCTTAATATACGCAGTATATATACTCCTATTCTTCCCATCCACAATTTTATTATAAAAACTAATACTACTAATAAACTCTCCATCCTTAATAGTATCCATTAATTCTTTATCATTATTAGATATACTAAAAGAAGGTATGCATCCATCTCCCAATAACACGCCTAAAAAATACGGATCTATTGCAACATCTTTAGAATCAAATTTAACAGGCAAGACCTCTGGCAATAAATAATTATTCCTATTACCCTGAGACTTACCAGTTAATTTTACAGTAGGTATCATATCGGTAGTCTTCATAGTCTTAAAAGACATATCTGGAGTGTATCTATTAACTCCATCTTTATCTCTAACCCCCCTATGTCTTCTATAATGGCCATTAACACTCCATAGGTGGTCTCCATCGCAAAATACGTGAGAATTATCTGACATAGTAACCTTATACACATCTCTCTCTCCTTGAGGGAATACGCCTAACACGGATTGAGTGTTACCTCTTGTGTCACATATGATATCACCTACCTTGACATCCCTGAACTTCATCCATCCTTTAGGCGTCAATATAGAACTAGATAAAGGCTGCGCTTTGCCAACTCCAGTGTGAGCCAAGGCAGCGTAAAATTCGCCCTCCTTGAGCCTTAAATGCTCGTCTAAATGGTGGTATCCAAAAGGTAGTCCCATTGGTATCAATCCAGACCTAAATCTGTAGATAAAATCATCGTCTTTTGTATTGGATGTAAGGAAGGATAAATCCTCCTCCATAACGCCTATTTCTCTAACAGCTTCTCTATAAGAAGTCTCTATCTCCGCGATAGGCATCGTCATACCGTGTCTTAATCCATCCTCAATCGTCTTGATAGCCAATCCTAAATCTTCTACTTGCTTCTTGCTTATCTCGTGCGTTAAAATATTCTTAGCTACCTCGTATTCAATATGCTTGGTAGCTACATATCCACCCAATAGGTGAGCAGCCTTCAATAAGATATGATGTTTCTGTCCATCAGGAGCTAGTCGAATCATCCTAGAAGCCACATCTATCTTCTTATAGTCTGTATAGCCATCTCCTAAGTGAATTCTACTTACTTGCTGTTCTTCTTCTTGTTCTATATCGAAAAATACAGAGCAAGAGGTATTGATGTATATATCAGGGTCATAAGACAAGTACAGCACTCTAGATACATTTCTAGCTGTTGGGTCTAGACCATCTATCTTGCTAAGTAATGCCTTGTAGTGTTGAGTATGTTTATTTCCATCTCCAATCTTCACTAGTCCGTGTAATCCTTTACCACTAGAAGAAACCCATAATGCATATACATAAGGATTGTTAATTAATTCTTCTCTCTTCTCGTCTAAATTATCTATATCATCTATATCTATAGGTACAAATCCGCTGTGAGAGGTTAAACTCTTATCATCTCTGTAAGAGATATACTCATCTCCATTGGAATATGTTTTCGTAATTGGTTTTCCAAACTCCCCCGCAAATAATACGCAAGGTAGATTTGCTTTCAAAGAAGGTATCTTATATTCTTCTTTACAGGCTCTAATAGCCTCTACTTTATCCTTGTATCGTCCGTTCTGTATAGCGGCTAATACAGCTTCTATATTAACGAATTTAGGTTCGCTAATGTTCTTGATGTTTTCAAATATGGTGACCTTTTGCATAGAGGTAGCGGTTAAAAAACCCCTACATACTTTTTAGGTACGCAGGGGCAAAATTAAAAAACAAAGATTAAATAAAAAATCCTAGAATGGAAGAGAATCTTCCGCAACAGGAGCAGCTGATGGAGCTGTTGTTGCATTCTTATTTGGCTTCCAAGTATCTAATACAGCGTATGTTGTATTACCGTACTTGTCTGCTTCTCTACGCTCTTTTAATTCAATATTAACGTAGCCTTTTTCATTTTGGTTTGCCTTCAATTCTTCTATAAACTTCTCTACATTGATAGATAATTTAGTTCCGAATTGTGTCTTTCTTCCGCGTAGGGAATTAAAGTAAATTGTGTTGTCTGCCATTTTGTGTTTATTTATTGGTTTAAAAAATGCTTGTGATAAAAAGCCCCTCTGGTAGAAACCAAAGGGGGATTGTTGTCTTTGAAAGTGTATGTCCTAGTATAAAACTATTTTAACATTAACAAGTACTTCAAGTGAGCTACAACTTCTTCAAACTCACCCGCCATATTGCATAATGCTTCATCTTCTGCGTTTTCAGCAAAGTCACAGAACTTAGTAGCTAATGAATCAGCTAACGCTACTGTGCTTCCTGCTGGGTCTAATACTGCAATGGTTAACTTAGTTAACTTACCCTCTCCCATTAAATACTCAACTAATCTGTCTTTGAAATCTCCTACGCTGTCGTAGAATTCTCCAAACGCTTTATGTTCTGAAAAGGAACGAGTATTTACGTGAGCCAAATGAGATACGATTTCTAATTCGTAAAACGCTTCAATCAATGATTGTTGCGGTGTTCTAGTTGCTAATGCCATTTTATTCTTTTTTTTGTAAAATTACTTATTTGTATAACTTCTCCCAAAGTTTTTTATTAACATCTGACCTTCTTGCGCTAATAGAAACATCATAGCCGTATTCTTGCAACAGCTCAATAATAGAGCCTAAAGAAACAGCCCTTGGGTTGCCGTCTTTATCCTTATACTTTCCACTATAGTTTACGAAAAACCAATAGTGTTGCTTTCTGTCTTTCTCGTAGATTCTATCCAAGATTTTAGCAAGATTAGGATACTCCTCAATCATTCTATCTCTCGTGATTCTAGTTGCTGTTTTGGTCATATGGTTTATTGGTTAAAGCCCTGACTCTTGGAAATCAGGCTTACTTGTTCTAGCTTACCGTCGTGGAAGTCAGCTTCGAATACATAGAAAACCTCGTATGGCTTTCCGTAAAATCTAACTTTTCCAGTGAAGTAGCTTTTCTTTATGGTTTGGTTGGTCTTTGTCAATTCTATATTAAACAAGCCTTTCGGATTATCTATGTGTGATATTTCATATTCAAAGTCTTCGAAGTATAAATACCCATCTTCTCCTACGTGGTAGTCTAGGTATTCTCTATCTAAGTCCTTTGTCTGAAAATCTAAGTCAGTCAAATCTTCTAACTCCTGAGCGTTTGAAGTAGGTAGTAACTTAGCGTCTATTCTTATTTGGTCAAATCTTGACATAATCTTTTTTAAATTAGGGAGGCACTCTATGCTATGCCTCCCCTGAATCACACAAAAATGAAAAACTTGTCTTGCGAATATACAAAATATTTTGTGAAACTACCAAATTTATCTTTTTAACCAACTAGGTAATCCTATTTCCATATTACCTTCTGTAAAATAATCGTATCCCATATTGAACATATGATTATTCATACACTCTAAGAAACTAGCTGACAGCCTCTCTACTTCTTTAATTCCGTATTGAATATAATCTTCTGTTGCATCAGCCAATACTACATTGTATGGAGCTGTTGTTTCTATGATAAGGTATTTAACAGGCTTGTTGGAAACCATCGAATATAAACCGCCTTGAATGTGGTAAGATCGATTAAAGAAATCATTGATGATAGTTTTAGGATTAGCATCGCTAGCAGTCTTTACCTCTAGGATATAATCTTCTGCCTCCCCATCAAAGAATCCTCTGAATGGTAAACCATAAATCTCTTGCTTCCATTCGTGCTCAAATCTAAAGCACTGTTGTATTGCGTTTGCGATATGACTTTCAGACAGCACCTTATTCACCAAGTTGTTCGCATCTTCATAATCAGACTCTGTAACAATCTGTTTGCCTTTAGACGCTTCAACAGCTTCTTCGTATTTAGCCTTACCTTCTTTCGTTCTCTTGTCTATATTAGGCATAACAAAGAACTGTTTGCCTAATTCATTAGGCTGCAATAAAAGACAGTGAACTAGGCTACCTAACGCCATTGCTGGGGTAGGTTTGAATTCTTTTCTAAGATACTCGATATAGTGACGAGGTGATTTTGAAAATTCCTTCAATGAGCTGTAGCTCAATGGTCTTTCGTTTAATTTTTCAAGTGTAATCATATTGTGTTTTTTTAAATTGTAAATCTATTTCCAAAAGATGTTAAACCCTTATCGAATCTTCCATCCTCTACGCAAGATGCATTAGAGAACTGCGTTCTACCCATTTCGTGGTAGGTGCTTACGCCTTGATTCTGTATGTCTTTGAAGTTATGGATATGTCCAAACATCATTATTTTAGGCTGTACTGATTTAACTCTATTGAATAAAGCTAGGTCTCCACATCTTTCTAATTGATTAGACCTATTTAATGTTAAGTCTCTGATATTCTTTGGTGGGCCGTGTACTACAAGTATATCTGTATCATCAGGTATTTCTTTCCATACTTCGTGTGTCTTGTCTCTAGCTTTCATAAAAGACCAGTCTCCGAATGTAGGCGTAATGGGAGAGCCCCATATCTTAATTCCTTCTATTTCAACAGATTCGTTTTCTAGATATTGAATACCACGCATAGCCATATCTTCTTTGTTAATAGCTCTTCTAGCTATAGCTGTGTCGTGATTTCCTCCGATTAGCAGCTTATACCTAACAGGTATCATTTCATACCAATTTAAGAAGTTGGTTATTTCTAATATAGAATGCTGTAAGTATCCGCTGTTAGAACAGTCTCCACTATGAATAACCATATCTATACCTTCAAATACTTCTTTTGGAAATTGGTTGTGACATCCGTGCGTCAAGTGTCCGAGATATGGAGAATTCTCATTCCACCATTATCTCGGACTTCGTTGTTTAAATTGTTCATAAATATATTTTGATTGAATAAAAAAAATATGCCCCTCCGCTAGACCTTTTTGACATAACTAAAACACCCCTGTTAAAATTATATGATTTATTGGTTCAGTCTAGAAGAAGGGCAATATGTTGGTTGGGTTTATTGAGCTGTTAATTCAGCCTCAACAGCCTTTGATATTTTATACTTATCTCTAAGTCTAGTCATATTTGTTTGACCATCTTTCAATGCTTGTACGATAACAGCCCAATTAGGGTTCTTATTATCTAACCAAGGTTTAGCTGGATCAGGAGCTGTTTTTGAAGCTGTAGTGTTGCCTGATGCTTTGTTGCCGTCATCATCTTCATCTTCAATAATTAAGTTCAATAAGCCAGATAAGCTATAACGCTTTGCATAAGATACAGCACTACCGTAATCTTGAGCTGTTTGTTTATTAACTACTACTGGGAATACAGATGAGATAGATTCTCCAGACTCCACGTGGAATAAGGTTGTCTTAACGATTGGCATACCGCCATCATACATCTCATTAGCCTGTACAATTACTAAACCATTCTTAGCCAAATGAGGCTTGATGTGATTCTGTATCGCATCTAAGGTAGCGTACTTAGATTTAAAGAACGGATTGTCTGCTGACTTTGAAACAGCAGGACATTCTGCATTGAACGCAGCGAGTGATTTGAGTAAGTTTTTCATATTATGCTTGTGCTTTTACATTGTTAAAAATATCAGCTTCTTTACCTTTAGAAGCGTGTTTATCAGCTAACATTTCTTCAATAAGTCCTTCAGTTAATCCTGACATCATATCTTTCATTACAACAGTGTAAACGATTTCTTTCAATGTCTCGTCTTGTTTAAATAACTGATGGAATATGTTTGCTAAGAAATTTCCAGAACATTCTGTTTCCAATTGGATTCTTAAAGCTGTTTGTTCTGCGCCTTCTTCTCGGCTAGCTTCGATGTGAAGTAATACTTTTTGAGCTTGTGTGTCGCTGGTTGGTTTTGTGTTTTCCATTTGTGTTTTATTTTATTTGTTTGTAAAATTACAAAGAGTTAGAATATAGTCCAAATATTTTTAGACTTATTTTTTAAGATTTTTATCCGTCATAATGCTGTATGTGCAGTATCCTAGGATAAGTAATAATGGTGATAATAGAAACAGTGCGCCTTTAATCATTGGGTGGATATTTTAATTTTTTAGTTAATACATAGAAGCTGTTCTTGGTCTTGAACTCCATTTCAAATTCTCCATAATCCATATACTCTATATGGTATTCTTGAACAGGAGTAGTCAACCAGCTGTATCCAGCTACGCTTGGGTCTAGAATAACGCTAAATGGCGTATCTTCCAAAGGTGGAATAGTGTCGTGGTATTCTACCATCTTAGCTCCTACCTCATCGCTATCCCATTCTATAAACTTAACAGACCTAGCCCTCTTGACTAAGCGATCTTTAAATCTAACTAGAACGATATCATACTTTGTGTTGTTGTTGATTATCATTTTTAAATAGGTGTTGGTTTAAATGGTTGTGTAATTTTTCTATAGGAAGGGCTGTTGTTAGTCTGGGTTTTATATTACTGCCTCCAAGTAGCGCATATATGGTTTCTCCTTTGAATCTTACAATAACTCTGTATTGTCCATATTTACGATTAACGATACTGTGCTCTTGATTGCATAATTCAAAATACTCTTCCTCCGTAATATCTAACCCATATCTCTCTAACAGCCTATCCCTAAAGTGCGGATATGTGTTCACGAATCTTCCTTTGGTTTTGAGTGTTCATATAATGTGTTAAATTCAGCCTGCATTCCTGATTGGAAATCTTTAATGCGCTGTATCTGTTCTTTTTGTATGAGAGATTCTATCTTAGATTCAATCATACGAGGCCAATCTAAATCCATTGGGAGTGTCTTTCTTACCCAATGTAATAGCTCCTCCATTGCTGTTTGTTGCTGTGTGTTCATATGTTTATTTGTTTTTATTTATCCCAGTCTTTATTTAATCTAACCAATTCAGCAGATAGATGATGTATATCCTTACCATAGTAAGGGCTTTTCTCATCCATACAGTTCCACTTCCCAGCATTTGGCCAACAGAATGGTACTATATCTCCATTCTTTAGCTTAATGTCTTGTATTTTCTTTTGGTAATCACCATTATATTTCTGCCATTCATAACTTAGTTTCATAGGTTATTTGTTTTGGTTATATTTTTGGTTGTAGTAATAATTTCCATTATCTTTTTCTTCATCTTCATTTGTATAATCATTTGAACCAACGACACATCCTGTTGAATATCCTTTTTCCCAACTTTTTATTATCTGCTCTTTTTCTTTTTCAAGTAACATTTTTTCATTATTTGCTATCCAAGTATCAAAATCAGTAAAATGTTTTATTGAATAATAAGCATCAATTAATTCCTGCATTGCTGTTTTAGACATAACGTAAATTTGTTTTATTTGTGTGATTAAATTTAGGATTAAGCATATTACACAAAGTCTTATGATTGTAACCAAGTTTAATTGCAGCTTCTTTTGCAGATTCATAAATAGTCCCATCTAAATCAATTACTTTTTTATTTGGTTTTGTTACTTTTTGCAACCCATTTTTAAAACTGTGTTTACTATTTTCGGAACGAGTGACCCATTCTAAGTTTTCTAATAAATTATTATGTTTATTACCATCAATATGATTTACTTGTTCTTTATTTTCTGGATTAGGTATATATAATTCAGCTAATAATCTATGTGTATTTACATTAAATTTTTTACCATTAATACATAAATTATATTTTTTATATACTCCATTTGTGCTTTCTTTTAAGAATCTTTTACTTTTTGCACTTAATATTCTCCCAGTAGGATATACCCTATATCCATAAAACATTCTGAAGGCACAACTAAAAAATCCCATAGTTCCAATAAAATCTGCTGTTTTCATAGTTATTTGTTTTTAATCATTAAAATATTCTCCCATTTTAATAATGAAGAGGCATACAATTACCGCAATAACCATAATGATAAATGATAAAATACCAAATGGAGGAATCAACATAAGAATCCTAAGTTCTTTTGAATTAATCCACTCGATAGATGAGTCATATATCAATGACCTTACTGCTAATGCAACCAATGCATTTACAATTAATATAAGAATAGCTGTTCCTATCATATGTTTATAAATTTAATATTAATACTATATCTAAGCCAAGATACCTCAATCAACCATCCTCCTTTATAGACTAGGATGCAAGGTAAAACAGCAAAGAAGAATCTGTTTTTGAATGTGGTTATTTTCATAAGTTTTCTATTTCTGTTTTGGTTTGTTGCCAGTACTCTATTAATTCAATAGGCATCAGTACTAATTCAGTAGGATAACCTTGTTGTAAAGCCATTAAAACCTCATCTACTGCTATTATCGCGCACTGTTTAGCTTTAGGTTGGTATATTGTAGAGTAGTCAGATAGCTTAGTCTGTTCTACACTCATATACTTATCCACTAATTCAAGAGCCTTGTCTTTCGGTGTCATAGTTCGTTTGTTTTGCTGTTAATTAATTCGGGGTGTTGTTTTAGGATATCGCATATAGCGTTTACTATTTCTCTTGGGTGGAAGTGTGTCTTCCACTGATGTTCCTCTGATACTCTATCTACCCACTGCATATACAGCTTATAGAGCTCTCTTTTGTTAATGTCCATATATATTTTGTTTGGTGTTTATATAAATTTATACCGATAGATTTATAGATTCTGAAAGAAGGTAAGTAAAACGAAGTCATACCCCCTACCCCCTAAAGGAGATATGACTTACATTCTTACCATTCATACCGATGAGTCAATGAGTTCAGTGAAGTGAGGCTGTATAGTTACGCAAGTCTAGAAGAATACTATACATTTAAAAGAGTTTTCGTAGTAAGTGTAATCTTTGCAGGCACTACTACTGCTTTCCTTGTATCGGAACTGTGAGAGGGGAACGCCAATTCTCTTCATTACCGATAATAAAAAAGCCCACTAGAGGGGATTCTAATGGGCATATCTTAAGAAGGGTTAGTTCTTGAAACATACCCGATAAAGTCATCCCCTACCTTATCGGATTTGTAAGACAAAGATACAAACAATATTATATCCTCCAAATTTATTTTTAGGATTCTATATTTAGAATGCTTGTGATATCCCTAGCGGAAGATATGGGCAACAGCCCTATCCTCTTTACGATGGTGCTGTTATCTTGAAATTCCGTAGTGTTAGGCAATCTCCAATCCTTCCATTCAGGTTCTTCTATGAGCCCTATATCAAAGCTGTATACCCCCTTTGGGGTAGAGTTAATGTACCTTACATTAGACAGCTTCCTCAAAGAATCCCATTTAAGGCGTTCTACGAGGATATTGTCGTAATGCGTTCTCCTACACTTCAATTCTATATATAGGTCAAGGAAAGGGCTGTATGAGTCATTAAATGAGTATTCTGATATAGATACCAAGTCTGGTATAAGATTATCCTTTATTTGTTGAAACAGCTCTTCCTCTCGAAGGTTAGGTAGTTGCGTGATGTTCATTGTTATTTCCTATGGTTATGGTGATAGTTATCAATCCAATGCCTATCTGAATGGCTAATAGGGGGCATCCACAGGCGTATTCTCCCTCCATCATATTTAAGCCAATAAGGATACTTTGGTCATCTTCCCCATAGAATGGGCTAGTGATGTGTAGCTGTATGTTTTCTCCAATGATGTTCATAATTATTTGTTTTTTGCTATTTCAATTAATTTTTCTATTTGTTCTTCTAACTGTTTTACTTGCTCTTCTAACTGCTTTGCCCTATATTTTAAATCATCAATTTCTCTTTCATTATCCCTTTCGTGTTCCATAAATGCATCAAAACTTACTTCCATATTATTTATTTTTAGCTATTTCTATTAACTTGATGATACAAGCAAGTTCTGCTTCTTCGTAGGTATCTTCTAGTTCCAAATGCTTAAACTTTACAAAAAGTCCATCAGGGCAAATTTGATTAATATTAAAAATATACCCATTCATATCACGATACATAAATATTGATGTTAATAAAAGGTAGTTCTCTCTAAAAAATCTAAATGCTTGAGAGTATGTTGGTGCATCAATGTCATAATTACTATGAAATAGTCCTGTTTCTAATTCTTTATTAATATTATAAACTGCAAGACATTCAGCTCCATTAAAACCTAATTCTTTAAGTTCTAATGCTTGTTCATAAGGGATAAATTCTTTGTTCATAGGTTATTTAATTTAGTTATAAGTGTATTATATTGAAATTATGCCCAAAGTATTCCATACCTTGAGTATCTCCGTAGCCTATTTCTTCCAATAAGTCTTCAAGCTCTGTATCTGACATATAGTACAACTTAGTTATCTTATTGGATAATTCCTTAATAGCGAGTGCTATTGCTTGCTCTCTTGTAATGTCAACTGTAGATTTCCATCCCATAGTTATTTGTTTTGGTTATATAAAAAATTAGGGTAGTATTTACCATTATTGATACCTACATACCCTTTATCTATTAGGTTAGCTAATAGCTGTTTAGTTAGCTCCTCTTGGAGGTCTATCTGATTGGATATCTCTGTGAGGGTAGCCTCGTCTTGATGACCTAGAAACAGCATTATATTCTTGGAGATGGTGTCTTTTGGTGGTCGTTTCATAGCTTATCATTTTTAGTTAGCATTTTTAATTCAACAAAGAATATAGTTGGTATGGTCATTATCCAATACCATTTATTATTTATTGTAATTCCCGCTAATGCCATTGAAGCATTTAACCAGAATATCCATAGGTAAGAGTATATAAATTTTTTCATATGTTTGTTTTTATAAATAAATGTAACTTGTCTCTATTTTTTTAATCCTCTTTAACTCGTATAACTTATGTTCTTCGATGACCTTCATTGCGCTGTCTATGTCATATTTCTCTGCTATATAGCCTAAGTCTATCCATTCGGAAAAGAATCCAAAAAGAAATGTTCGATTATACTGTGGTATATATTTCTCGTAAGCGCTTCCGCTTGCCGCTACTCTTTTGACTACCTTTATCCTGTATTTTGAGGTGTCTATATTTAATTTTTTACTTTGCATAACTTATTTATTTTCTTCATAGAAGCTTAATGATACAGCTGTAATTGTTAGTGATGTTACTCCTCCCATAAGACCACAGAAAAACCTTCCTGCCGGTGTCCAATGAGTAATATTAAAGTCAGCCGCAACAAAGCAGGATATTAAATAAATTAATGCGAATGTTAGAAATCCGCCTGCCAATGATTTGATGATGTTTTTCATATGTTTGTTTTTTTTATTTTATAATTTTTCTATTTCTTGTTTAACCTTATTAAAATACTCTATTGGGTCAGATTCATAATCAGGTTTATTTGGGGAGTATTTTATAATTTCATCTACTGCTATTAATGCACATTGTTTAGCTGATTCTTGTTTGTCATCATAATCTTCTCCACATCCAAGACATCCATAATATTGACTTCTTGTAAACTTTTCTACTAATTCTATTGCAATTTCTTTTGGCGTTTTCATATTTTATTTTTTAGAATTTTTTATATAATACTTAAGGCAATTAGCTATAAATATATAGCCTGCTGTTACAGACTTAAGTTGAAACACTTTTACTATTTGCGTAAGGCTAATCGAGCCGTCTACCCAAGCTAAAGCTAATTCTATTTCTTGTTCAGTATAATTTTTCTTACTGCTTTTTACAAGTTTTGCTTTTTCTAATAAGGATAATTCTTTTTTCATAATTATTTCTCCATTTTTAAGATTAAGTAAAGTAATGCCGAGTAGTTGCATAAGTCTACGATAGAATCCTGTACAGATTCATTTTGTGCGGATTTGTTTGATGATAGTAATTGACCCAACCTTGCAACCTTAGTTCCAATTAGGTTAAGACAATTGACAGCGTCAGGGTGCGCGCTACCTTGATTGACAATCATCCCTGCAAGCCTAAAATTAGATAGTACATCTTCTCCCGCATAGTCATATCCTTTCTTATCTAGGATATTACTCTGTATCTCAAACAGCTCATTCAATAGGTTCGTCCTCAATTCTGCTGTAAGGACAGCCTTGTCGTAAGTCATTGTTGGTTTCTCCGATCTCGGAGTTGTGAATAGTTTTTTCAGTACTTCCATTTTGTTTGTTTTTATAAGGGCAATGCCTACAACCACCAACGGAGTTACAACAGTAACCCCTTTCTAAGTGGTATTTTTCCGTAAACACTACTCTTCCGTTTTCAATATAATATCCTGTGTCATCCATTCTATTTCTTGTAATACTCTATCAGCATCATCTTTAAAATTATCATCCGTTTGGTATAGGTCATTAAACGCATCCTTCGAGTGGATCACGGTAGTGTGGTCTCTATTGATAGCCTTGCCTATATCTGTTAAAGACCATCCAAGTAAAGTACTCGCAAAGTGGCAATACATTTGCCTTGCTTGAACCAATGTTCTTCCCCTGTACCTTCCACGCATTTCTTCTTTGGTATGTTCTGTAACCATTTCGATAGCTTCAAATATAAAGTCTATCTTATACCTACATCTTCTTCTTCTAATTCTATCCCTGAAGTCGCTTGGTAAATTCTTTCTTCTTATACCAGCGTACACATATGGGCTTATCACATCACATTCTGCTATACTCATAATTACATACATTGAAAGATACCTAAGTGTCTTATTAAAATTAAATATACCTCATCGGCATTGTATACCTCCACATTATAGTTATGGATAATCATTGACTCCGTTAACTTGTAATGTTCGGGTACGGTTTCTCTATAAATAGTTCCTATCATATCACAATCCTTGAATCTGTCTATTTCTTTGATAACAGACAATGCTTCGTACAGCTTGTAAATTTTAGTCTTACTCATATTATATTGGGTTTAGTGTTGTTGATATGGTATGTCTTTTAGCATAAGACTCTAATCCATTCTCGTCTACTTGTATCATAGTGGATACGAACTCCCCTCCAAAATCAGCGATATCCTCAGCCATATTGCCGAGTGTATCTCTATAAAAACGATTGGCTAATTCTTCGTCTGTAAACGAAAAGTCGCGCTGCTCCTTACTTCCAGAGCGTATTGTTAATTCACTGATAACTTTATATGTCTTCATATTTTTGTAAAATTAGTACATTATTTGCAATTCTGCAATAAATAGATGGCTTATTTTTAATTAAATACACAGCCTTACTTCCGATACGAATGTCCCATTGGCGGTTACAACTCCGTGTATAACATCTATATACGGTATGTATAAGCCTTCACCGCGAGAGTCTTCGTGTATCTCAATGGCTAATTCATCGTTGTCATTAAAATATTTTATAGCTTCCTTTAGCTGTCCAATTGTATATATCTTTTCCATATTACTTGTTTAATTTAAGTGTTCGGTCAGCGAATATATTTAATGGCTGATTACTAGCTAAATGAGTGAACTCTCCTATGAATGGGTCGTTGTCGTTAGTTCTAATAAATTTCAATACATCTCCTGTTTTAGGCTTGATGATATCGTGTTCTATATCCCTATCTTCAAGTAGTACTACCCAATCGTTTTTAGATAAGTAGTTATTGAAGCTGTCCATAATGCAATGCACTTCTCCGTTCTTGTATGCGGTCAAGAAGTTAACCATACATTCGTACTCTGATAAGTCTTCTCTGTTATATGTAGACTTTTCATACATAACAAATAAATTTTGATCAACTCCGAATTGTACATCGTACGCTTCTGGACTGCCTAAGATTAGTGTTCGTAATTGTACGAATAAATAAAATGAATAATTCATTGTTAATAGTTTTTAAATGATTTAATTATTATAATCAACCCCATCCCATTTTTCTTCTATATCATCAATAGTTTTAGATGTTCTGTAATGAAGTTCTGCCGTATTCTCTTTAATGATTTTCCAATAATCAAATTCTTCTGGCGTTTCAGCCCAACAAAATCCATAGAATATAGCATCGCTTAGGCTAATCTGCTTTCTTGTAGCAGCACTGTGATTCAGCCTTCCAGATAAGTATCTTTTCCTATTGGCAAAGGCTTTCTCTTGAATATGTTTTGGCAATTTCTTAAACCAAAGGTCAATACTTTTTGACTTTCCAGCGTAGATTCTTTCCATAAAATATATTTTAATTAAGCAAATGCAGATTTCTGTCTATAATAACAGCCACTCCACTCTTTATCTATATTAGACATTGACCAATCTTCTCCGTATCGCGAAGGGCTAGTCTCCTCTAGCCTAATTAAGTTATGCTTTACCCTAAACCAATACGCCCACCCTTCGGGAGTATGCGACCACGAAAATGCCATATCTACGGCTTCGGATAGTCTCTTTACTTTAGGATTAGGCGTGTATATACCCCTTGTCTCATTTTTCCTTGCTGTTATAGCTTTCTCAGCCACCTCTTTAGGAAGCGCTCTTAGCCATAGATTGATTGTTTTACGCTGCATATGCAATAGATTTAAGTTTTTCTGTTCTGTATAGACTGATAAATAAACTTCGGTCTGTTACAGCGTGAGCTGTTAACAAGGCATCAAGCATATCTGTAGCCTTAAACTTAGAGAACTGATTACGAATATCATAAGATAACGCTTGAGTTCTCTCTGGCTCGGGTAAACTCCTAAGCCATAGCTTTACTGTTTTTCTTTTAAACATAACAATCTTGTTTAGTTTCTTTAAATGGATTAGAAGAGCCGCTACTATTAAGTAATGTATGGTTATCATATATAAAATCGTCATCTTCCTTACTAGAAGGATAATAACCCTCTCTATACACATAAACAGCCGCAGCTCTTATTGACTCAAATTTACGGTCTGCCTTAACTGCTCCATACTTTATTTTTCGCTCAAATATCTCTTTGAATCTAGGCGAACAGCCTCTCATTATTAACGAAAGTTTTCTATACTTAGGCATATGAATCTTGTTTAGTTTCTTTAAATGGATGCTTGTAATCATCATATGGAAGTAGCATATAGTTCTTGTATATAAATGCGTCGTCTTCCAAAGTTCCAAGGTATGAGCCACTTCTATATAACGACATAGCTGCACTTCTTATTGAGCCGTATCGTTCACTAGCATTAACTCCGCCATACTTTACCTTTCGCTCAAATATTTCCTTGAACTTAGGAGAACAGCCCCTAATGATTAATGATAGTTTTCTATACCTTCTCATATGCATTCTGTTTGATATTCTTCAATAGGTTGGTATTTATAGTCGCCTCGCTTAGTCTGCACGAATATTCCTTCAGCGGGATAATCGAATTCACATAGGCTGCTTTGTAAATCCCATTGTCTATAATAAATCCTTATCTTATCTCTGTCTTGTTGAGATAGAACACCCCATCCATACACATTAGACAACGCATCTTGAACGCTAGTATACTTGGCATTCAGTTTAGCTTTCTTATTATTATCGGTATACGGCAACAGTCCTCTGTCAATAATCTCTATGATATCCTTGTGCATTTTCTTTTTAATAAGCGATAGTCTTCTTCTTGGCATAGTATTATATATTAAAAGTTAAAGGGGTCTACATCATTCGCTAATGCTTGCTGTGCTATCAATTCAAATGCCCTAACTACGGCTCTGTCGTATGTATAAGTATAGCTTGATGATAAACCAGCTGATACCATTTGTTGTTCTAGTTTCAATTGTTCTTGCTCAAACCATTCTCTAATTGCTCGCTTATGTTTATTATCCCTACCAAATCCATTTCTGTAATTGGATGTCATACGAACTACATTTTGTAAACTGCTGTACTTATGATTGACACAGCCTAATTCAGTAGCTCTTTGAATAGCATATTTCCTAAGTGGCTTAGGCATCTTCCTAACCCATAGTGTTAGCTTTCTATTTCGTGCCATACATTATAATTTAAATGATGATGTATAAAACAAACAGCCCCTACCTATTAGAGATAGAAGGCTGTTGTTCTTTTGTTATAGATGGGGAATACTAGTCGTAATATAAATGGTCTTCTGCATTAGCGAACATCTTGTATTGTGTTGCAGGCTTATCGATATCATCCGTTACCTTTCTATCGGGGTTGAACTCTCCAACTTGAAAGTCTTCTCTGCAACCAGAACACATAACAGTATTATAATCAGAGATTAATCGTGTGTCGCCTAAGTCTACCCAATTAGAACACGAGTCACAGAAATCATACTCGGTAGATAAGTCAGCTATTTCTTTAGCTGTTATCTCTTTGTCCTCTTCTTCGAATGCATCTTTGGTCGTCGTGCTAGGCTTTGCGTATGCGTAGTCGTCGTCATCCCAGTCATAAGACGGCTTGCCTTGATAATAACCTGTTCCGTAGTATCCTTTATTGTAGCCATAATGCGAGGGAGCTGTATACTTGGGTCTTTTGTATGAAGTGTTAGAGAACCACGCGCCTTCTTCTGACCACTCACCCGCTTTCTCATTAAGGATATAGTAGTCGCCCGCATCATCTAAGAATACAAACTTGTTGTAACTACCGATAGTGAACTCTAATAAGTTCATAATAGCATTGTTCTTGTAGAAGTTGTAAGGAAGTGGCTTCATCAAACCATTGTTGAATATCTGCGTATCGTTCTCCTTGCTGCCGTGGGGTACTGTAATATCTAAAATACCGTTGTGGCAAAAATATAAATTCTTGTGCACCTTGAATGGATGACAGTTGTAGTCATTGATACCGCCACTCGTAGCGATACGGAAGTGGATAACAACAGCTGAATCGTGCTTGGATGCTTGCTGAACATAAGTCATAAACTTGTCAAATGAATCCATCTCTTTCTTGACAATGATCTTGCCGTTGTGCGCATACATTAAGCCAGCTCCGTGACTATTAGTATCCCAACAATTTTGCAAATATTCTCTACTGATTTGAACGCCTCTTGGTTGTATTGCAATTACACACATAATAATTATAAGTTTTTAGTTTTAATAAATTTCTTAAGTACAGAGTACTCGTTTGATTGATTGATATATTTCTTGAATGCTTCGATAGATGTATCATTGACATCTCTAGTGAAGTTGAACAAGGCATAACAGAACTCAATGTTCTTAGTGAATGAATGAATGTTAAGCGTACCTCTAAAAATTCTAAGCTCAACAGTATGCTCGTTCTGTAAGTTGATGGCTACATATCTCTTAGAGTTGCCAGACTTTTTCTTAGCCTTGTATATGATAGAGGAGTCAGGCTCACTCTCGATAGCCGCCCATCTATCTAAGTTCTCCAACTTGCGTTGAGAGATAGCTGTTACGAACTGCTTGTTCTCCATAAAGAACTTGATAAATCTATACAGCTGCCAAGTGCCGAATGCTTTCTTACTTAGGTGGATATGCATACCACAAGTAGAAGTATCATAAGACCTGTACTTACTCTCGATAAGCGTATTGAGTATATTCAAGAACATCTTGTCTTTCTGTTCGATAATGAAATCGTAAGACATAGGATGAGATACAATCTCAAAGCCGTGATTTAGACTGCCGTCATTCTTGAAGTATAAGATACCTTTCTGCTGTATCTTGTTGGCTATGGTATCAATTTGAACAGAGCCTGATTTCTCTACCTCCAACTCTAAACCAAAGAACAGCTCTGGTTTCTTATTAGAAGCCTTCTCTGCTTCTGACATAATGAACCTAGTCTTAGGCTTGAAGCTGTAATTGTGTATGTATGCTCCGTCTGATGACCTTCTACAATCTCCGCAACATAAGCCGTCGGAGGTTTCGTATAGGTTACCTCTCTCGAAAGAGTCGCCACAATTAATGCAGTCATTGATATTTAGATGCTCCTCACAGCGTTCACATATTGAGCCGTAACCTCGCACCTCTCTTGACTCGAACTCATCAGCGTTGTAGGTGCAAGCGCATCTGTCGCATCTGAAAGTATCCATACCGCTACGACAATTTTGACAAGTGGATTCTGTACCGTCAAGGCATACAACATCCCTCATATTTAAGTCTGTTGAATAGCTTTCGCATCTGTCGCAATGGTCTAATTCTGGCTGACATTCCGAGCAATAATACTCGTTGTCTTCTCGAATAAATAGGAGTTCAGAGGTTGGCAGATGTGTATTACAGCCGTCGCAATCTCTATGTTCTACAAGGGGTTCTTCTGTTTGAACTGCCTCGTCTTGTGTTACAATTTGATTAGGCATAACGCTATGTGTTTAAGTGTGAATAAATAATGTCTTACCTCATAAGCAGAGAATAAGACAAGGTTAAAGTGGGTGCTTGAGTCGGGGCATAGACCGACAGCGTGGAGAATTGCTTCCATTTTTGTAGTGGTGGTTTAAAGGTTAATGTATATGTTTATTTAATTACCAGTCATCATCTTCATCCCCATCATATTCATCATAGTCGTCATCCTCTTCTTCCTCATCTTCATCGGGGGTATATGCTTCCATTCTATTATAAACCCTGTTCCAATATTCGTGTCCTTGTTCTGTTTCTGACCAAGTGAACGCCTCATTGACAGCAGAAGCGGGATTAGAAAATATTTGTCCTAGAATAGAATTAGCTCCATCTTCGCCCCTGTATGCATTTAACGAGTCTATCATATTGTCATACTCGCTAGGGGTTAATAGTAGCCCAAACCATTGTTGAGCTGTCTTACTATTTGAGGGTAAGGGCCCGCCTTCAAACTCAAAATCAACAGCTATTTTAAGTATTGTGTCTTTGTTGTGCTTCATTTGATGATAGTTTTTATTTGGCTAAATAATCTATGTGAGATTTGGCTGTATTGAGTGAGTTGTGTAATGACCCATCAATATCTACCTTGTACCTCTCTGTTCCCTCATCAGTTGTAATCAAGTTGATGAAGTAGGCTTTGTAATACCATTCTGTTAATCGTGCCATCTTAAAGGTTTTTTAGTTTGTTTATAATCTAAATACTCCTTGTAAGACAATAGAAACCCAGATAGGGAGAAATAACAGACCATTGCCATACTTGTTGAACTGTATTCCATAAAATAGAAAAACAGCCCAATGCCTGCTATCGTCATTATTAGAAATAAGACAGCTTTAAATAAATTCTTTTGCATTTGTAGACGATTTAAGCGGTTTGAAATTTAAGTGAGGACTTGTATCCTATTTCCTTTAGAATACAATCTACCTTGCCCACAGCGGTAATCGTGGGCATTCCTAGTTGTATGTATGCTCGAATCATTTTGTCCTTTACATACAATCGTTTGCGTAATTTAACGGGTGCTGTTGTTGAATAGACTTTTTGTGCCATTTTATTGGTTATTTATTTGTATCTGTGCGGTATTGCACATTGCGCCCCTGACTAGAATTGCACTAATCTAAGGAACTATTAGGGGCATAAAAAAGGGGACGCGTATTTGCATACTTGCCCCCTTAATATCTTTTTTGTGTTGTATTGGTTTATACTCTGTATGATTACGGAGTGGCTGTTTTATGTTGTCAGTATATGAATACATTAGTACAGCGATACGCTAACATATTTTATCATATAAAGTAGGGTTCTATTTTATAGCTATTGCAAGGCTTTCGCGCATTGCTCCCTCTTGTAAGCTAAACCTCCTTAATATCATTCTTAATATACTTTATAGGTAACGGCCTTACTATTTTTCAAGTAATTTTAATAGGCAAGTATAAACAGATATAAGGAACTTACACGCGTTTTTTAGCTCCTATTTGTAAGATAGGAGGCAAGGAAAATATTTCAAAGATACTTTGTTGGCTCGGCTATCAATTGAGCATTACCCAATTTTCAAGCCTTAACACATTACAACATTTTATTATGTGTCTATATATTCGGGACATAATCCCGATATTTGAACCCTAACTAATATTCGATATTACCACGCTACTAAATAGCGTTAATTAGGGTTAATTAGGGGCTATTACGCCTCCAATTTACTTAACACCTTTTCGGTTCTAATTGCCAATTTTTCAGTGGCTAATTTTTGTTTGTAGTAGCGAGCTATTAATATCAATACCTTGTTGAATTTCCAACGATTAGGATTTTTAGCTTGAATTTCCCTTTCTTTTTCTGTTTGCATATGCAAGAACATTGAGGGGATAACAGCTTTTAACATATCATTGGTTATTTTTACGCTGTATTTAGACTCAATTAGGCCTAAATATTCGCCTCCGAATTCCTTAACATCCTTTAGAATTTGGCTTAAAGACTCTATTTTGTCAAGCCTTGCAGCATTAGCCTTTTTTCTAGCTTGTACCTCCTCCGATACCTTTTTCGCCTTTTTAATAGCCTCCGCGCCTACATTCTCGGGAATATGCGCCTCCCCTCCAATTGTGGCTAATTCAAGGCCTTTTTCGCCATTAACGAATTGTACTTTTTCAGTAATTTTTTTAGGTGCTGTTTTAGCTACCTTTTTTTGCATAGTTTTCATATTAGAAAAATTTTAAATTTGTGGAGTCTTATTTTTATGCTCCGATTAAATAATATTCAAATATAGTGCGCAAAGTGTATGCAATACAAGTGAATTGTGATAAGCGGTAAAATAACTTGATAAGCGGTAAAATAGCTTGATGAATGGAATTAATTGATAATCAATGAGTTATGATATAAATATATAAAAATAGGGGTAAAATAGGCAAAATTCACTAATATAACTAATTGAATTTCAATTGATTATATATTAAAAATAAAATACGAAAATCCTCAAATTTCGCGTTTCTCGGTATCCCCTTACTAATGATATCAAAACAAGGTCGGTATCCTAAAAAAGGTTAAAAATGGGCTTTATTTGAATTGGGAAAAATGCTAAAATTCGGTATAAATAGCAAAGGATAAGTTTTTTAAATTGGGATAAAATAGGGGCAAGGGGAAAGGATATTTATGGGATATAATTTAATGGGGGTGTTTTACTTTGTGGGGGTTATCCCTCCTCCTCCTATCCTCTGTAACGCAACAATATCAAGGGTTCTAGCACTTTCAATACCTTTTTATTTTTCAAATTATCTTGCCCTTAATTAGCTTTTTTAGTTTAGACTTACCTAATTGAATGTAGGGGTACTCGGTTGGGGGAAGTCGATTTTCCTGAGGCAACGATGCGGCAGATGGGAGGGGGTTACCTTACGACATCTCATATCTAGCACAGTTTTCAGCTGTTACTTTGCCATATCGTTTATGCCATTTTAGCACCTATCCGCGCAATACTTCAAACCACTGATAGGATGAAACAGCTTATACCGTATATGGAGGGCTTTGGGGTGGGTGGGGTGATTACACCCACACACCCATACACCTAAAAAGAAATAAGGGTATTCTGAAAGAATATACTTTATGAAATAATAGACTTTATGAAAGAACAGAGATTCTATATATAA